GATATTAATAAGTGCACATGTTCTTTATCAGTTTCCATTTCTATTATTTCTGCTCCAAGTTCATCTGCTTTATATGGTAGTATTTCTTTTAACATCTTTTCAACTTCGCCAACTAAAACAGGTTTACGATACTTAGGGCAAAATACAATATGATATTTGCAATCATAAACTATATTTTCGTTAGATTTATACATAAAAACTAACACCTCCTAAATATAGGGTATCAGTAGTGGTATTAGATTACAAGCATTATTCTAACTTTTTTTATATTAAGACCTTACCTTTCATCCCTACACCTAAAGGAGAGGGCTTTTTGGCAATTTTATTGTAATTTAGTATATTGACTTTATATACTTACTACAAAATTAACCCTAAAGTGCTGTTATACTTTAACTTATTACTAGATTTTAGTACCATACATCTTTCTAATTTATTTATTAACTTTAAGTAACACAATCTATTAAATATAAAATCCGAATTATTGAAATCAGTTTTATACTTAAACAAAAATATTTATATTTGAAGTATTAGCATTTTTAAAATATAATTTAATTATAATCTAAAAAGGGGTTGAAAAAAATGGATGTTGAACAATCTAAAAAAGTTTATCTAAGCATTGGAAAAGAATTATCTAAAAAAATGACTAAATCAGAGTTAACTAAATTTTCGCAAGAAGTAGCAAACTATTTGCAATATGCTGGACTTGATAAGAATATGAAAATTAAACTATTTCAAACAATTTTGGAAATGGTGGCAAGGAAAAAAATAACATTATCAAGCGATAGCGAATTTACAGAAGGAATATTACAAAGTGATGAAGCAGAAATGACGACGAATATAGGATTTATAATCGAAGGATTAAGTTATCATAATGACTAATTTTAGCATTAAAAAAACAGTGTATTTATCTGAATGCACTGTTTTTATTTCCTCATAGTTAATATAAAATAATGTGATATTATATCATATAGATATAGATTAAATTGATATTTAAATCCCTTATAGTTAATCTAAAAAATTGCCATTATATCATTTCTCTATAAATTAAATTGACATTTAAATCCCTTGTAGTTAATCTGAAAATTCTTATTATAATATCATTTCTAAATAAATTAAAAAATATTTTAAATCCCTCGTAGTTAATCTTAAAGATACTATATACATTAATAATAATACTCTTTCATTTAAATTTCAATCATTGATTTTAATTCTTGTTTACAATTTTCTATACTTTCGCTCAATTCTTCCAAAAAATCTGGTAAACTATCTTCTATATTTCTCTCGACTAATTCGTCAAAATTTTCTTTGTTGAATTTTTCATAACTATTCCAATTCAAAGTTTCGCTTTCAGTGTCACACCAAGTAGCAAATTCTTCGTAATCATTTAAAAAACAAAGTTCTCCTAAAAGATCTTCAATTTGAACTTCTCCTTGACTAAATTCATAGACAATAATTTCTCTCATATTAAAAATATCATCTGAATAGCCTTGCCAACTTGAAATTGTGCTTTTTACAACTCCTTTCAAATTTATAGAAATTCTTATAGTATCAGTTGTTTCTATTAAGTAGCATTCTTTATAAATTTTCGTAGCTTCTTCCTTTATTTTATCTATATTCATATCTACAACCTTTAAAAATTTTTTAGCTTCTTTTTTATCCATTTTACCCATATTAATTTCCTCCTATTTTAAAATATTATTCAAGATATATCTGTATTTTTGTATTAAAAAAACTGTATTATAACAATACAGCTTTATGATTTTTATATTCAATTTTATAATTTTTTAAAATAAATTCAATTACATCTAATATTCTATTTCTTTTAACTTGTCATTGTCTTTTAAATATTTCTCTATGCCTTCTTCAATCCTTGCTCTAAGGTCTGATAGTTCATCGCAAAATTGGTCGCAATCGCAAGGTTGTTCTAAATTCAAAACTTCGTTGTACTCTTTTGTAAAAATTTCATGGTCATATGGGATATTAAAAGTATATTCTATGTCACCTTTATGTTTAAAATCTTCACTCATTTTTATGCTTACTTCAAAATTATTTACCATTATTTTAGTACTTTCTATGTTGTCTATTTCATATCCTGCATCAGCAATATAGTTCCATTCTTCTTTGAAATACTTTTTCATATAAATCACTCTTTTTATTTTAAAATCTTTCTTAATTCTATTAAATTTAATCTTATAATTTCATCTTTTTCAGACATTAATCTCTCCTACTTTTTTAATGAATGTTGCAATTTTATTAAGTCTTTAATTTGATTAATTGCACATTCTTGAAATTCAATTGAAAGTTCCATTAATAAGTCAGTCGCTTCTGAAATATTCCTATTACACTTATTCTCTATGTACATTTCTCCATCTCCATTTTTAAGCCATTCTTTATTAACATTGAATGTACTACAAATATCATCTATTAATCTATCGCTAGGTATTACTTTAGATTTATCTGATAGAAACTTAGATATATAAGATGGGTCAACTTTTATCTTGTTTGCAAACTCAACTTGTTTTATTTTTTCATTTTCTATTAAGATTTTAATTCTCTTGCCTATATCACACATTAATATCACCTCTGTATTGACCTTTTTACAATCTCATTCAAAGACGCTATATATGTAGCATCTAATTTAGAAATGTTAATTATTAGTTCTTTTAAATTTTCATCCTTTGAACTAGCTATCTTATAGAACACTTCTCCTAAAATCGAAGAAATATCTTCTTTTACAGAAACATACATATCACCTGTACCATTTATAAGCCATTCCTTATTAACATTAAATACACTACATAAATGATTAATAAGTAAAGGTTTGGGTTCAACCCTATCATACTCTATATTACTTATAACATCTTTGCTGACACCTAATTTTCCCCCGAAATCTGGCTGAGATAAATTAGCATTTTTTCTTATCTTTCTAATTCTCTTACTTATAGTTTCATCAGACAATTATAATACCTCCCACTATTTAAATTAGACCTTTTACAATCTCATTTAAATTATTTATATATGTATCATTTAATTTAGAAATATTTATAATCAATTCATTTAAATTTTCATTTTTAGATACAGTTATATTAGCAAAAACTTCTCCTAAAACAATATCACATTCTTGTTCAATAAACTTCCTCCCCTCACCAGTTTCTAACCACACTTGATTAACACTAAAAACCTCACACATATGAGTAATAAATACTGTTTTAACTTCTACTCTATTATTTTCTATATTACTTATAACATCTCTACTCACACCAAGCTTTTCTCCGAATTTTTGTTGTGATAAATTTATATCTTCCCTTATTTCTTTTATTCTTTTATTTATATCTATATCAATCATAATACGCTCCTTAAATTTTAATAGCATTTTTAATAGCTTCTATTGCTCTATCTACATTTATATTATTTATATATCTAAGTTTGTTATCTTCGTTCAAATTTTCTATAATTTTGTAGTACATAGCATGTCCTATAAAATTAGTGTTTATAAATACATACTCATAACTATTCAATATGTTTACATTAAAATTAATTGTATCTGCTGATATAAATTCAAAGTTAGTTAATTTTTCTTTCATTTTTAAAATCCAATTTGGATGTCCACCAAATATTATTGCTTTTATATTTTTTAAATTTATACTTTCATCAATTAAAACTTTCTCTTCTTGCTCTTGTTGCTGGTTGAACATAAAATTTCTTAATTGAACCAATTCTTCTTTAGATGTAAGTTGTGCTTTGATTTCATTTTCTAATCTAAGTTTATCTTTTTGCAACAATTCTAGTTCTGATTTTAACTTTTCATTTTCTGCCTCCAATAATGAATTTTCTTTTTTAATACTATCCAATTTAAGGTCTTTTTCTTCTATAGATTCTTTTAATTCTTCATCAAAATTATTAAAGAAAAATTGTTTAGCTTTTTTATATTCTCTTGCCAAATATCTTATGTCTATAGCAGGAATTATAAATTTAAATAAATCCTCATAATTAATGCTATTTTCATCTTCTATATTTTTTTGTAAATTACAGTAACATAAAATTAATTCTTGTATTTGTTTAGATTTAAGTATGTCTCTTCCTACAATTGAAATTAAACTTAATTCTTCCAGGTCATATATATAATCAAATCCTAAAAGGTTTCTGTCTAAATCTGTTAAAGCATCTAAATTAAAAGTTCCTATACTCCCATCAATTCCAATTGTATACGAGCTTGGAATATATTCTTTTAAATATGTAGATTTTAATCTTAATTCTATCTTATTAATGAGTTTTTGTTCATCTTTACTTAGTCTATCTATAGATAAAACTTTTTCATGTTTATAATTTTCATTTCTTAGAATCAAATTTCTAATTACTTTTATATATATTTCATCTGATTCGTCAACTTCTTTCCCTAAAGCTCCACATAAAGAAATTGCAACTAACATATTACCATTTAATTCATCCTCTGAAAAACTTTCAATTTTATTTTTTAACATAAGTTTTCTTAAAAAGGTACTTGCTTTAAATGTTTGGATAGAAATAATATAATTGTAAGCAATTGTATAACCAACCTTAAATATTTTTGTTATTTTCTTTTCATCTCTTTCTAATAGAATACCTAAAGATTTTTTAAAATAATATTCTTGAATTATACTTCCTTCACTTGCTATCCTTGAATTATAAAAAATATTATCTTTGGCCAAACTTGAATATTTTAATTTATTTTCATTATAATATTTATCTATGAGTTTATAGCATTTTTTATTTATCGACAAAGACTCAGCTAAAAATGGTACTATATTTAATTCTTCTTTCATTAAAAAACCTCGCTTATCAATTAAAATTAAAAGATATTAAATTTAATATCTTTTAATTTTAATTATATCATTAGTTCATATTTAAATATTATAGATATATAGTAAATTATAACAATTCAATGTCTTTTATTTTTATTATAGATTTATAATCTTCTTCTGAATTTATTTTTATTACATCAAAGACAATATTTATATCAACATCATAATCTTTACCTAATCCTGAATATGTATAACTTCCACAATCTAAATAATTATATACTTCACCTTCCATAAAAAAATCCCATGAGTCAGTTTTATTAACAAGATAATTATATTTTTCTTGTACAAAATTATCATATTCTAATACTGTAAACTCTTCACCTACAGAACTTTTTAGTTCTTTTATAAAGCTCCTTATACATCTTTCATTTTCTTCTATTTCCTCATTGTAATCTATAATCATATTATTTACATTTTCATGCACTATTGAATCTACATCTTTTAAATTATATTCTTTTCTTTTATAGTCTTCTATAATATCATCAATGTAAATTATTTCTTCGTAAGTATTGTTGTATATATTTTCGTCTGCACCCTGTCCTTTATATGAAATAAAAAACTTTATTGAATCATTTTTTATATAAAATCCGCATCTATCTATTTCCCAATTAAAATTATTACTTATAGCTTCTCTTACATATTTTTTGATTTCTTTCTTAGTTATTTTTTTCATTTTCATATCCCCCTATTTTTATTTTTTCAATTTTAAAACCTCTTAATTTACCATCTTTTATAATAAAACAAAATCCCTCTTTTGCTAACATATCAGCATCTTCTAAACTTATATTATTTATATCTTTCATATATCGTATCATATTGCAACCTCAACATCAAAGTAAGTGCCAACACAATTACTTAAATCAATTTTACTATCTAATGTTAAATACCAATCACCCATACAAGAAGGATAAAAATAATATTTATTATCATTTTTTATATATACAATTGAACTTCCATCACTTAAAAATACTTTAATGTTTCCATTGTTATTTAACTTATTAATCACATATACATCCTTTGAGTGACTTATATTGTTTGACAGCTCTTTGTAAGTTGCAACTGCTCTATCTAAATCTTTTTTATTTTTAAAGCTATAGTTCCAGTCACCTAGACAAACTGGATAGAAATTATAAACTTGCTCTTTAGTATCATATAAAACTACACTTTCATCTTCTAATATTTCTACAACTCTGTCGGTAGTTTCTACATAAAAATTATCTAATTCGGCAGCCTTAACTTTTGTTGCTCCTGCAACTCCAACAATAATTAAACCTAATAACATTCCCATAGCTATATTTTTGAATTTCATTTTTACACCCTCCTAGTTTATGATTATGACCCCGTACAAGCCTCTATAAGCTGTTTGAAAATTATCTTAATGTATTTATACCTTTTGATTTTTATAATCTTTAAAATCCTTTTATCAAATCACTATCATTATCATTTGAATTATAATAATATAGCTATAATAATAGCGATTTGATAACTCATATATCCTATTAAAAATATAATTTTAAACTCTTTTATTACTTCATGTCCTATATTAAAGATATGACACTCTTTTATATAAAATATAATCCTCATCTATATAAAATTCATTGTCATTAATTCATCGCCTACATACATTTATTGCATACTTTTATATAGTTCTTTTAAATCTTCATTTTCATCTAATATTACTTTTAAAGGTTTCATAGTATAACAACTTTTATATTTATATTTGTTTTTATTGTAATTTTCATCAAATTTACTCATATATTCCTTATACTTGATAAACAAACTGTTTAATATATCTATATCTATCAATCCAGACTTACTAAGTTTATTCATTCTCATACAACTATCTATCATACGAGCCAAAGACCAAGCCACTTCCGCAATTGCATCTTCTAACATTTGTTCATTAGATTTATAAGCATAAGAACCTTCTTTGTATTTAGTATTATTCTTCACTATTTTATTAAGATTTGTCTCTATATCTAAACCCTTACTGTAGTACTCCATACATTTGTAATGTTTTTTTATCTCTCTCGACAATGCTTTGTAAAATGTAACATTCAATTTCATTATTTTTTCTACACATGTTAATCCAACATGAAAAACTTCTCCTGTAACATTATTTTTTATTGTAGCTATATTTTTTATAGTTCTTCCACAGTGGTCACAAGCTCCTTTACCTTTTGTATAACTTATCAAAATATACTCATTCATGCTTAAACCTCCAATTATATTAAAATCATTCTTTTAATTACATTTCCATAAAGATAAAATTAATTATCAAAATCAAGTTATCTATATACTTTTCTATTTCTTTATATTTCAAGTCAAATATATCTGTATTATCAATTTTGTAACACAATTTATCTATTTGATATTCTGTAATTTCATCTATTTTATTCTTATATTTATATCCTGATAGTGCTTTTCTTAAATCTTTTATGTATCCTTTTAGTTCTCTTAAGCTGCTTGTTTCAAGTGATGTTTTAATACCTTTAGCCTTATTTATTAACATTTCAATCCCCTCCAATTATATTAAAATTAATATTTTAAGTACTTGTATTTTCATCTGTAATAACTCTTTATATAGTTTAATAGTTTTTCTTCTACATCTATATCAAAGACAGTTTTACACCCTACTATATTTTTTAAATCATTTAAAGTAAGCATTATTAAATGTGTATTATTCAAATCTAATCCATTTACAGTGTTTAAATTATATGTATCTAAATAATGAGATAAACCACAACCAAAACTATAATTTGCTAATCCATATTTATATCTAAATGGTGCTATATGCTCTACTCCTTTACACAACTTTAGTGTGACATCCTCAATGTTATTATTATCTATTAAAAAAAATCTAGTTTTTATTGCTTTCATACTTCTTAAGCAATTACCTATGCAACCAATTAAATACTTATTCATTTTAAACCCTCCATTTATATTAAAAGTTGAATTTTATTTATATCTCTTTTAATATTTTTTGATAATTACTATGAAGTAATATTGTTCTACATTTTTCATTATATGTTCTTATATAAACATCGCCATCTATTGTTAAAGTATCATAATCTTCGTATCCAATTTGATTTTGTCTAGTTAGTAAATTGTATATTTCTTTTCTTTTACACCATCCTGTTCCTATATAAAATAATTCTCTCTCTGTTTTAGAATTACTTTCTCTTTTACTTTTTTTGATATCTAACTTTTTAATTAATATATCATAGTCTATATCAAGATTAAGTTTTAATTTATAATGTCCTGTTTTTGATATAGTAAAAATTATCCAACTAGAGCTATCATATATTTTCCCATCATTTAAATTAATATTATTTATATTTTTTTTAATAAAACTATCAACCAATTTAAATATTCTATTTTGTCTAGTATATTTTTTTACATTTCTTACAAGTATTTGGAAAACTGGATACCCTTCTATATCATAAAATACGATTATTTTATTCATTTTATTTTCCTCCTATAAATTAATTATTTTTTATTTAAAATTCTTTATATTGAATTTTATTTTCATTATCTAAATACATCATATTATTAATATTTTGTATTAATTGCTGTCTCAATTCTTCTCCTTTTAAAGCCCAATCTAATCCGATTAAGTTTCCTAGTCTAGTACTTAAGGAATTATAAGTTCCTGCTTCTCCTATTGTTTCACCTTCTAAAATGTCACATATATTTATTAAATCTGTTGCAGTCATATATTTAGAATAATTTATCATTTTTAACCCTCCTAATATTTTACATCTATCTTAAGAATTGAATTTTATAAAACAATAGCTTTAGCTTCTGTTATTTCATTATTAAATTTTATATTTTCCAACCATACACCACTTGGTAGTTTTTCATCAAGTGACCACAGGTAACAATCAACATCATTATGATATATTGTTGGGTTGAAATTTTCTATAAAAAGTATATCCTGCTTATTTAACTCTTTTGTTTTTATGTCCCATACTACATTTGATATTTTGCTATTTATTTTCATTTTTAATAATCCCCCTTTATAATTTATTAGATTGTTTCAATAATTTTAATTGATTGCTGTTTCCACATTTTAAAATAATACTTTCTGTAGTACTCCAATAGCTACTATCTAAATCCTTTTTAAACAATGATTTTATCTTAATTATTAATTTTTTCATGATTTATTCCCCTTTCAATTTTTTTATTGGAAGTGGCGTTTTTAAAGAACGCCCTAAAACTTTTTATTTAGTTATTTGATGATAGTATTAGTAGAATTTAAATCTTTTCTATACTTATCATAGTCAAAATATCTTTCAAGTACTTCTTTAGCTAAATATTTAATATTTTTTGATTCTCCAATGTAAAGTTTAGCAAATTCAATAGTATCCATATTGTTATAGTATTCTATCTCATCTCCATCTATATAGTCATCAATTATCCTGCTTTTGTAAGGTTCTAAATCTCTTGCAAAAGCTTCTAAGTTAAAATAATGGTAAAGATTTTTCATTTTTATAGTCCTCCTTTTTTTATTTGTTCTGTCCGAATGATTTATTAAAAATTTTTATTTGTTTTGATATTTTTATTATAATGCATTCTGTCCGAATGAGTCAAGTGTTTTTTTGAGTAGATTTTGCATCTACTCAGTTATTTTTTCTATTATTATTTTTTCACCATCAAAAGTTAATGTAACTTCCCTATCTAATTTAGTTATATCCATTTGTTTAACCCAATTAGTAGGAATTGTTATTCTATTTGTGACTGAGCCTTTACTTGCAGTTCCTCCACTTGTAGTAAATAATACTTTTGCTTTTCTCTGCTCATACATTCGTTATACCTCCAATGATATTATTGTTTAATAATACCATACTAAGAGCTTGTAGAAAAGACACTCAATAATTCAAGTGTCTTTTTATGTATTACTATTTAATTGATTTTAACTTTGCTATTTCATTCCAATTTTTAGATGTAGCCATTTCTACAAAGTTCATGTCATTTTTTAAAGTGTCTATTTTTTCTCCAACTTCTGTTATGCCTTCCATGTTTCTAGCAACTTGATTATAAGTTAAGTCTAGTTTCTTTTTAATTTCTTCTTGCCCTTCTTTTAAATCACTAAGTTGGTTTTCAATCCCATCAAAACGACCATCCATACTATCTAGTCTAGTATTAATCCATTTTATTTCTCCTTGTATATCATTAATACTAGTATCCATTTTTTGTAATAATTCTAATATTTTTTCATCCATGCCGTTCACACTCCTATTTTATTATTATATCATAATTTAAGTGTTGTATTCTAACACTTACTAAAATAATCTAATAAATAGTTTAAATTATACTAGTAAATATTAGATAGTTTATAACCATGTAGGTGTCAAGCAGTACAAACTATAATTTTAATGCTCAATCTTTAGTACTTTTTATAACGCAGTACCTCACAACTGCTATATCATATTAAATTGTATTGAGTGCCATTATAGAAGCAACTAAGTTGATACCTCAATTTTTTGTAGGCTTTAATTGGAAACCTTTATTAATTTTATTTACTTAATTACTTAATGTTGGGAACACCTCACCAACTGGTATGACTAATTCATTTTTGTAGTTAAAAAATGAAGAAAAAACTATGTGTAATATTTGTGTTGTGTGCCTTTCACCATTCACACCATTAAAAGGTCAACTTAAAGGTAGTAATTTTTTAATAGTAGTTTAATATTTTTTAATAGAACCCTTTAAGATATTAGCTAGAGTTTTAAGAAGGTTCTTTGCCTGTTACTTCATTTGAGAGGTGGCTTTGTGTTTTCTTGTTCTCCCTTGCTATGATTTAATTATATATCCAAACGGATATATTGTCAATATTTATTTTTATAATTTAATAAAAAATATATCTAAACGGATGTTAATATATTTAGATATACGACCGATTGGATATATAACTGATTGTTCTTAATAAATATATATGATATTATAATAAATATAAAGAGGTGATAAAATGATTAGTGATAGATTAAGAGAACTAAGAAAAGAAAAAGGCTACACAATTAAAGAGTTAGCACAAATTATAAATGTTTCAGATATTTCAATCAGTAGATATGAAAACAACAAAAGGGATGCAGATATAAAAACATTGAAAGAGTTAGCAAAATTATATGATGTATCATTAGACTATATAACTTGTCTTACAGATAATAGAGAAAATATACAACTTGAAGAAGAAGAAGTCAAACTATTAGATAATTATAGAGAGTTAGACACTAAAAGTAAAACAATAGTACAAGAACAAATAAATACATTAAAAAAACTACTGTAAGCTAGAGCATATATGTCTAGCTTATTTTTATATTTAATTTTAAAGATTAAAGGTATAAACATAAGGTGAATGCATTGAAATGCGCTTAAAATGGATTTAAATGGCTTGTACAATATGTTATTATAATAAAATAGACTAGATTATAGCTAGTCTATTTTATATTATTAAATTATTTTATTTAATGTTAAGTACTACCTTGAGTAGATTATATTACTATATGTCAAGTAGTTCTTTTGATTCTATATCTAAATAGCTACATATTTTTTCTAGTTCACTTACTGTAAATTGATTCTCTCCTTTTTCTTTTCTGTGATAATTTCTTAAAGATATGTCTAACATTCTAGCAATATCCTCTTGAGAATATTTTTTTTCTTTTCTTATATCAATTAATTTTTCTAATTTCATGCTATCACCTCATTAATATTATAACAAAAAAGAGTTACTTATACATTAAGCAACTCAATAAAGATATTAAAGATAAACAATATATATTGCTCTAAGTGCAAAATATAAGAAGAATAATAAACCTAGTATCTTTATTATTTTTAAAGTGTTTTTAATATGTTGACTCATGTCGTCACCTCGTTTACTTTCAATATTAGGTGTGTTACAATATACCTATAGAGATATATTTTTATAGGTATATTGCATTGGTTATTAATGTTTAATTATGTATATAAGTATTAATAACCAACCGATACAAGAACATAAAGAAATCAAAATATGTTCAAGTGATTTAAATACTTGTACAAAGAGCTTTTCAAGTTGGTGGCACAACTCGATTAGCTCTTTTATTTTGCCTTTTGTTATTCTCATAACGTCACCCCCTAATATTGAATTGTATAGATAAGATTAATTCTTATCTTAATTAAATTATATACAATAATGACAAATTTGTCAAGAAAAATATGGCAATGAGGTTGTGAGTTGATATTCGACGATGTCAGATTAATGCTAAAATGATGTATATAAGACTTTGTAATCCATAACAAAAAAATTTATTCTATAGCAAATAATATTTTATATAGATATCAATAACTAAAAATTGAAATGCAGTGATTACAACAGGTTTGTAGTCTAAGAATTATAATGACTGACATTTTACTGACAAAATAGAAGGTGTAGGTGTTGTAAGTGTTGAAAATACTAGGTTTTAGAAAAATGGCATAAAATACATAATTTTATGTCCTTTTTTGCTGACAAAAACATAGGTTTTTAAAATAAGATAAAAGTAATACTTTTATTAATTAAATAAAGTAAATAGAGTGTTTTACATATTAAAATAAATAAAAATGAAGTAGGGGGGTATTTTATGGAAAGTGGCTTGTTTGTCAGTAGGATTTTGTGTGTAGTCCTTTCATTTCCACATTTCAAAAAAATTGCAGACGGATTTACAGACGAAATAGCTCTGTATTTTCCTCATAAAACAAATATTTATCTAAAGATATTTCTTAGATTTTTACTCTTAAATTACATTCTCAACAAGGAAAATATAAAATAAAAGTGTATGTATTGATTACATAAAAATAACTAATACATATAAAAATATTAAATACAAAAAATAACTTGAAATATAGGAAGATTTATTAAATTAGAATGAAAATGTCGTCTGTAAGAAAATAAGTTTCAATATTTTACTTAAAATTAAAATTGACATCTAAAAAAACATAAATAGTATAGTTAAAGAAATTGATTTATTGGTTTGGAAATAGTTGATATATAATTTAAATATTAACTAAAAAATTTTAATAATAAATTGTTGGTTTAAATTTAAATTATATATAGTTCTAATTTAGTGCTAATTTTAACTAATAACTAAAAAATGTCATTTTATAGTTGAATTTTTGTGCAAATTTAATGTAATTATCAAGTTTTTATATGGTATAATATATTTAGCAAATATTTACTTAGGAGGAATGAAAATGGAAGAAAATTACCAAGTTATAGGCTTAGATATAGGAAGAGGATACGTAAAAGGATATAGTAAGTACAATGGAATGGTTAAAGAATGTTTATTCAAATCAGTATTTGGTGATGGAAGAAACATAGATTTTGAGAAATATGAAAATCCAATATACATAGATTTTGAAAGTGTAAGTTACTTTGTTGGTTCATTAGCAGAAAAAGAAAGTATAACACCTATAAGAAATTCTGATGATTCTAAAGTATCTTTTACAATGAGAATATTAGTTGCTGCTGCTCTTAATGAAATAGCTGTAGCTGATGAAGTAAAATTGATGATGGGCGTTCCATATAAATCATTTAGGAAAACAACATTAAAAGAAGTTGTAGACACATATAAAGGTAAAACATTTAAAGTAAAAGATAAAATAAAAGGTGGACATAAAGAAATAAAAATATCTGATATATCAATTTTTAGAGAAGGAGACGCTGCATTATTTCATACATTAGAAGGAAAAGTAAATGAAGATAAAGCGGTTGGCATGGTTTCAATAGGTTTTAGAAGTACTGAGATGTCTTTCTTTGAAAAAGGTTTTGTATTTAATGATAAACTATCAGACACATTAGAAGCTGGAAATCAAGATGCTTTAACAATGGTTCAGAAGCAACTAAAAGATAGAGGAATAATAAGAGAGCTTAATGAGATAGATAGTTCTAATGATTATGATGAACTTAAGAAAGTTGCTTACATTATGGCTTCTGAAAGCACAGCTCAAAGAATATCTTCTAAATGGAAGAACATAGATGAAATGGATGTATATGTAAGTGGAGGTACAGCATTACATATGACATTCGATAATAGATTTAAAGTTTCTAAAGATGCACAAATGGCTACAGCTAAAGGATTATTTGAAGTAGGTATGGAACAATTCTAGGAGTGATATTATATGAAAAAATCATCTAGCTTTTATTTAGAAGAAGATATATTTGGTGAAATAGAAAAGTATCAAAATGATAAAAATATAAGCAGTAGAAATACAGCTTTGGAAAGAATAATATTAGAGTGGAAAAATCTTCAAGAAGAAAATAAATTATTAAAACAATGTTTAGGCAATGGTGTATATAGGACAAATAAAAAGACAAATGTTACTGAAGAAAAAAAAGATATAAAAAGAGAAAATCCTATTATTAAGAATATATTTAATAATATGCCAGATTAAAAGAAAATATCTACTCAAGAAATTTTGGGTAGATATTAAAAAAAATATTGAGAACATAGAGGGTATATGATATAATAGAAATAGAACATAGAGGGTAATAAAATTTCTGAAGCAACATGTTGCGAAGAACAATTGCAAGATGGTTTTTATCTTGTAATTGAAATAAAATTTATAAGAAAAGAGGTAGATATTTATAGTTAGAGGTAATGAATTTATAAAAGATGTTATTGTAACAGACAAAAGAACAGGAGAAATATTGGAGCATAAAGGGATGAAAAGAGGTGAGGTACTTGAAATTGGAAAGAGAAAAAAGAGTTTTTCTCCAGAGCAAAGGGCTATTATCAATAATAAAAAAGAATTACCATACCATAATTTTAAATTAGGAGGTTTTGTATTTTGTACTTATGTTAAAAATGAATTATTATTTAATGAAGTAAATATAAGTAAAGCTAATATAAGTAGATTAATATATCTCGCAACATATCTAAACTATAATACAGGAGAAGAAAATTTATTGGTTAGATATTCTCAGTTTAAAGAAATGATTCCTATAGATAGAAAAAACATGAGAGAAATATTAAATCTTAAAGATAGGGCATTTAGAAATTTTTTAGCAGACGTAAAAAAATGTGAGTTATTATATGAATCTAATAATAAATTTTATATAAATCCAAAGTATTTTACTAAAGGAATTCCTAATTTTGAAAATAAAGAATATACAAGAATATATATAAATACTAGTAGATTTCTTTTTGAACATTGCACACCAAGACAACATAAACAATTAAGTTATATATATCAACTCATACCATATATACATTTCGAGAGTAATATCTTATGTTTAAACCCTCATGAAACAGATATTTCAAAAATAAAAAAAATTAGTTTATATAAAATTTGTCAATTATTAAATATTAGTACAATAAAACAAGATATGAACAAATTTAAAAAGGAATTACTTAGATTTTATATAAAGGTAGAAGATGATAAATATTATTTTTTTAAATATGTAATCGTTGAAGGGAATAACAAAAATACAGACTATTTCATTATAAATCCTTGTGTAATATGGAAGGGAAATAATTTAAATTTAGCAAAGAAAACAATTGATTTATGCTTTTTTAATTGTATTTAGAAAGTCTGTCTAAGAATAAGAGGTAATGAACTGTAAAAATTAACAAAAATATAGGAAAAACAGTTAAAAAATTAAATTTAGGGGTGGCACAGAAATGTGACCAAAAGGCAAAAAAACGGCACAGAAATGTGACCAAGAAAATTAATTTAAAATCTTATAATATAGAAAAGGAGAAGTATGAAAGAGAAAAAAATAGAATTAATATATTTAGAAGATTTAGATGAATCAGAGAAAACAGGCGTACATAAAAATAGGTATCAAATATTAAATGAGGAATATGAACAAATGATAGATACATACACAGAGATGAGTAAAAGGTCTTCATATGATATTGTAAATGAAAGGCATAAGGAGGATTTTAAGGATGAACTATGGGATTATGATGATACAGATTATGATGATGGATTGCAAGGAAAGGAGGTATAATATTGATATATAATAATAACAATTTTTATGAAGAAATAGATGGCAAATCTGCACAAGATTACATAAAGAATTTAGATTATAGCATAGACAATAGCAAAGATAGAATTAAATACATAGAGGAACGATTAGGGGTAAAACACACGTGGTTTGAAGAGTCAAATAGAAATTATATAGATACATTTTATAATACTCTTACAAAGAGAAATGAGAATATTATTACTAGAGTGAAATATCAAGAAAAAAAACAATTCAATGATAAATTTTGGGAAAATATATTTGAGCAAACATCAGATAGTCCTTTAGATAAAGATGGTGTATATTATGTTACTATTGATGGAGAAGAAGTAGTTATGGATTATAATAGATTCATTACTTGGTGTGGCTATAATCAAATTAATCCAATCGAATATATAAATGTTAAAAATCCTTTTAGTAATAGTAATGGTACATGGGAGTACACACATCATAATACATCGAAAATTAAGTTGATATTAAATAAAGATGACAGTATATATTCTACTTCTAATATAGCAAAAACATTAGAAATAATGGGGAGCTATATACTCTCAGTAGATGATAAACCTAAGGAAACTAAAATAAGAATATACAATTCAAAAGAGTTATTTGATAGAGCATGTCAGGAAGAAGCACTTCTAAATAAAATAGCACCTGCAAATGGTGGAAATATAAATTCAAACACTTCTAATAAAGATGGATTCCTAGAAGACAATTCCTTTGCATTTTTTCAATTACCTAAAAACTATAAAAAAATAAAAGATATAAAAGTTAAACCTAAAGATATTAAAAAATATCCAATTATAAAAACATACTCAGATACTTATGAATGGTATAAAGCTAAATATAAAGAATTAGGACATAAACAATTAAGTAAAGAAGAGTTAAAACTTAAGAGAATGGTTAGGAAAAATTTAAATGCATTAAAAAATGATATGACTGATGTTAAAAATTCTATAGAGAGACCAATTATATGGAAAGCACCATTAGCAGATGCAGGAAGCCCAGAATGGGACTATTTAGATATGTTTGATAAATCACATGTTAAAGAGCTTTTAAAGATTCAAAAGGGTAATGATTTGCAAGATGATTTAACATGTATAGTTATGGATTTAAATAATATTATATCTAAAATTGAGTTTACCACAGTACAAAAAGATATTTTAAATTTATATAGAAAAGATAAATCATTAGAGTTTATTTCAAATTTAATGAATATAACTCCTCAAGCAATAAATAATCAAATAAATAAAATAGTGAACAAAATAATAGATGCATATGAGAAAAACTATGAAGAAAATTATTATTATATATCTGTTTGTAAAGGAAAATATAAAAAATGTAGCAGATGTGGAAAAATTAAGTTGCTATCTAGGTTTGATAAAAATGGTAAAAAGGGATATCGCTCAAATTGTAAAAACTGTAATTAGCTGGTGGGGAAAAGTGGTTTAAAAAAGGGTCGCTTAAAACATATTACTTATGTAAGGGGTTAATAAAAATAATAAAATTATTCCTTACTATTATCAAATGAAAATTATATAAGAAAAGGGAGATTAAGAAGATATGAAAAAAGTAGATTTTTTAAAAGAAGTAGCAGAAGAATTAGGTGTATCACAGATAAGAGTAAGAGAGATACTTGATGTGATAGAAAAAAAAAGAAACGAAGTACTACAAGATGGTGAAGAATTGACGTTGATGGGAGTTAAATACCTAACTAAAATACAAAAAGGTAAAGAAGGAGAAATAACTCTTAAAGATGGAACTAAAAAACCTTGGAAAACTGAGGAAAAAAGAGTTCCAAAATTAAAAATAGCTAAATCTTTAAAAGATGCAATCATATAGAGAGTGTATGGGTTAAAATCCCTTTCATATGGTGACATATGGCAGCAAACCTAGAATATGCTAAAAATTAATACAATTAGCAGAGATAGCTCATTTTGAGAAGCTCTAGTGGCTGGTAATAGGTATTTTACAAATATAAGATGATGATGCTGCTAAAATGAATATAGCGTGGCAAATATACACGAGGTTGATGAGCAACATATAACTTGAAATAGATACGGTGAATGCCCTAGTATGCCTTAAAGGTGTAAGAATAAAGAAGTAGAATTTGAGGTAACAGATTCTACTTCTGCTTTTTAAAATTAGAGGAGTTTGTTGGTGTACCTGGCTAATAAAAAACTGAAGAAATTGTGAATAAATCAAATAGTCTTTTGAACTAAGTAATTTTTATGTGGATTTATTTATAAAAAAGTGGTGATGTTCTACCAAATAGTGGACAATTAAAAAAGATTCTTTAGTGTGAAAAAACAGCCACGCTATCCGAGCTGTCGGAGTTTTAAAATACAGCACTTGACCATGGTCGAAGGTAGCGATACTCGACTTGCTGTTTGTAATTTATAGAAATATGGAGAGGTACTCAAGTGGTAAAGAGGATAGTTTGCTAAACTATTAGGTCAATTAATTTGATACGAGGGTTCAAATCCCTTCCTCTCTTCCAATAAAAAAAGTTTGTTATTTTTAAATAATATCTTAATTAAAAGGGAGATGTTTTTATGGTTAAATATAATGTTCATAAAGCTTTAGCAGAAAAGAAGTTATTAGAAGATAAGATAGATAGATGCATTAGTAATTTTAAAATTGTAGGTACTAAAAAAGGCTCTGATAAAAATGTATATGAAACAAAAACAAGTGTAGAAGATTTTAATGTAGAAGTTTCAAGTAGATACCAACAAATAGAAGATTTAATATATAATTATAACGCATTAGATAAAGCAATTAATATCTCTAATGCTATAACAAATGTTCAAATTGGTAATAAAAATTATACAGTTTTAGAAGCAATAAAAAGAAAAAATAGTATAGAATTAGATAAATCCTTGTTGAGACAAATGGTTAGTAACTATGATTGTATGATGTCTGAAGTAAATCGTAGAAATGAAGAAGTGCAAAAAAATACAGACAGAATGTTTGAGGAAAAAGAAAAAAGTAAAGACGGAGCAGAACTTATTTCATTTTATAAAAAACAACAAGAATGGTCTTTAGTAGACCCTTTAAAAGTAAGAGAGAAAATAGAAAAGTTAAGGGATGAAATAGAAGAATTTGAAAAAGAAGTTGATTTTGCATTGAGTACATCAAATGCACTTACAATTATAGATGTAGATTTAAAATAGTCCTTAATTGGGCTATTTTTTAATTTGCAGGTTAGGCGAATAACATAAATTATAAGTTCCCATTTGATTTTGGGTTAAAAATCAAACTGCTTATATAAAAAGTGATGGGTACATACAAACGAAACGATTGTACTGTATAAAAGAGAACAATGGATATAAAGCTTAAAGTTAAAAATTCAAATATAAAATCTCAAGGATAAAAGATTAAATTATTAAAATAGTAAAAATAAAATAAAAAAGTTATAGAAAATCCTTGATAAATGCTAAATGCGTTAACTTATATTAGCTATTGTTAGCTACAAGGCTGTCTAATTTGCAAATAAATATATTCCCAGTAGAGTTAATAAAATTATAAAAAAGGTGAAAGTGCATGAAAAATAATAAAGGAACAGTATTAGAAAAATGTGAAATAATAAAACAAGAAAATAATACATATAAAATTATAGAACATTTGAAAGATGGAGACCATGAAGTATTACTTAGTGATGTTTTGGATAAGTATACTGGTGATACAGATTTAAACATAACGATAAGATTAAGTGAAACAATAGTCCAATAAATCAATATTGGACTATTTATTTTTTACTTAATATATTGATAATGATATTTATGTGATAAATAGGGAGATATTAAATATGGAAGACATATTGAAGAAAAAAGAAGATGAGTCACTAATTGACTATAGGATTAGAATACGATTAGCAAAGGTTAATAAAGAGATAGATTTGGATTGGGGAGAGATAGTTGAACTATTAGGGTTAGAATGTTCTCCAGACCATTGTAGGAAGGTTTCCTATGGGTTGAAAGAGGCTTTTGATTATCTTAATTCTAAGATACAGAATAATTCTACTCAAGAAGAGATTGATAAAATAAATGAGAAAATATTAGAGCTGAAAAAGATAAAAGTACAGTTATCTGATGAAAGGTCATTAGTAAATAAGAAAATAAGAGAATATTCAAGAATAGATAATATAATTGATTTATTTAATAATAAAATAGATAATATATCACTTCATAAGCCATTTCTAAGTGATTCTAGTTACAAATGCTATGAATCTTCAAATCAAGAGGCTATTATGCTAATTTCAGACATACATTATGGATTAGAGACTATTAATGCATTTAATAGATATAATTCAGAAATATTCAAGATAAGAATACAATATTTAAAAGATAAAATTATTGAATATAGTAAGTTACATAAAGTTAAGAGACTGCATGTAATGTTACTTGGAGATTTAATTTCTGGATACGTACATAATTCTATAAGATTAGAAAATAGAGAAAATATAGTTGAACAAATTATAGAGGTGTCTGAAATACTTAGTGAATTTATATATGAGTTATCTAAAGAAATTGATAAAATTATTGTTTATTCAATAGGTGGAAACCATGATAGAGTTCTTCCTAAAAAAGATGAAAATTTAGATAAAGATAATTTTACATTATTAATAGATGAATATATAAAGCTAAGAATTAAAAATATAAACAATGTTATATTTCAAAAAAATATATATGATAATGACATAATAGTGGCTAAAATATGTGGAAATACTTGTTTTGGAGTACATGGAGACAAAGATAAAATGTCTACAGCAATTCCTAAACTGACCTCTCTTATAAAATTAATTCCTGATTATATCTTTATGGCTCATCTACACAATTGTAAGGAAGATAATTATGGAGAAAGTGAAATATGTGTAAATGGAAGTTTCTCCGGAACGGATTCTTATGCTAAGAATCTAAGATTAAGTTCACACGCAATGCAAAAATTAATGATATTTAATGAAAGTGGGAGAATATGTACTTACAATATAAATTTAAGTAAGCTATAAGTTATTTATTAAGAGCTGAGTTAAGTTTATATTGTAAATTTAATTCAGCTCTTAATTGAGTTGAATCTCCCTATTAACCACTAGAGATTTAATTCTCTAGTGGTCTTTTTTAATGGTGGTGATGTTATGAATGGCAATTAGTAAAACAAAGTGTTTGAATTGTGGTGAAGAAAAATATACAGATAGATATTTTTGGAAAAGTCATAGTGAAATATTTACTTTAAATAAAAGACTTCCAGTATGCAAAGAATGTTTTAGAGCTAGGTTTTTACTATTAAATGGGTGTTACAATGGAGAACTTGTAAAGGCACTAAAACATATATGTTTCAACTTTGATGTTTATTTTGATGAAAAATTAGCTAAAGAACTTGCAGATAAAAAAAATAAAGATGAATTAATAGATGAATATATGAAAATTATTAATAGAAATTCAAAATATAAGGGAAAGACATCTTTAGATAATTTATTGAAAGAAATATATACAGGAAATAATAATGATAAAAATATAGTCATAAATGATGAAATTAAATTAAAATGGGGAAGAGGTTTTGATGATTATGAGTATAAAATCTTAGAAAGAAAATATAAGGAATATGAAGAATATTATGAACCAGAGTCATTAACTGAAAGAAAATTGTTTGAAGAGATTTGTATTATTGAATTAGAAAAAGATAAATCAAGAGAAAAGGGAGATATGAAAGCTTTTAATGATTTATCTAAATTAGTATCAAGTAAAATGCAAGATGCTGAAATAAAGCCTAGTCAGAAAAAGAAAGCTGGAGATTCGCAAGATGATACATTTGGAATGAAAATGATGATATATGAAAAAAATCAACCTGTAAAGGATAGGTTAAAGGAATATGAAGATGTAGATGGATTTGAAGCTTATGTAAATAAACATATGAAAAAACCACTTGCTGTTGCATTAGGTTTAGCTACAGGTAAGTATTCGATAAATGATGGCGATAAAGATATTAAATTTAAAGATGATGTAAGAGACATTTTAGAAGGTAATAAAAATGAGGACTAAATATGAAAAAAGAGAGCTGTCATCTAATGATTCATCCCGAAATCTACTAGAGAGTATAGGAGAGTATTGGGGTGCTTTTTATCTCGCAAATCCACATAGATTCTGTATGGATTACTTTGGATTTAATCTACATTTATTTCAACAGATATTAATTTATATGATGATGAAGTCTGACCAATTTGTATTTATTGCTTCTCGTGGACTGGGAAAATCATGGCTTCTAGGAGTGTTTTGTTGTGTTATAGCTGTATTAAAACCAGGTACTTGTGTTTTAATAGCAGCAAAAAGAAAGAAACAAGCAAAACTACTTATTACAAGTAAAATTTTAGGTGATTTATATTTAAAATCAGATACTCTGAAAAGAGAAATTAAAAGTTTCCAAGTAAATGCACAAGAAGTATCTATAGATTTTTGGAATGGAAGTAGAATAGAAGCTGTTGTATCTAATGATGATGCAAGAGGTTACAGAGCTAATGTTCTTATTGTTGATGAATATAGAATGGTGGATGAAGGAACTGTGAATGATGTTTTAGTTCCATTTTTAACAAACCCAAGACAACCAGGATATTTACAGAATCCTAAATATAGATATATGCAAGAAGAGAATAAAGAAATTTATCTTAGTTCAGGCTGGTATTCTCAGCATTGGAGTTATAAAAAGTTTATGGAAACAGTAAAAGGTATGCTTAGTGGTGAAGATATGTTTGCATGTAGTATTCCATTCACTTGCTCTTTAGAACATGGACTATTAACTAAAAAAAGAATACTTAAAGAAATGAAAAAAGAGAGTATGAGTGATGCTTCTTTCATGATGGAGTATTGTGGAGTGTTTTATAATGAATCAGATGATGCTTTCTTCAAGTCATCTTGGGTGAATCCATGTAGGGTATTAGAAAGTATGTTTTATCCTCCTAGTGATATAGAGTATCTTGAAAATAAGAAAAAAAGAGATAAGAAATATCATCTTAATAAGATAAAAGGAGAAATACGGATTATTGGTGCAGATATAGCTTTGGCCAGAGGAGTTAAGAATGATAATTCTATTTATACTTTGATGAGGATGCTTCCAAATGAAGGCACATATAAAAGATGTGTTGTCCATATAGAAGCTTATAATGGTATGGAAGCTGAAAAACAAGCAATAAGATTAAAACAATTATTTTCAGATTTTCAGGCAGATTATATGATATTAGATACACAAGGTATAGGAACAACTGTATGGAGCTATATACAGAAAGCAAATTATGATTCAGATAGAGATGAATGGTATGATGCTTACACATGTTTTAATGAAGATAATACTGTTGACAAGTCACTAGCAAAAAAATCACTTCCTGTTGTATATTCCATGAAAGCTTACGCTGATGAAAATCATAAAATGGCTATGTCTTTAAGAGATGTCCTTACAAATAGAACCTTAGAACTTCCTATAAGTGATATTGAAGCAAAAGAAATGATATTAGAAAAAGAAATGATAAAGGCAGATGAAATAGATAAAAAGGCAGAATTAGAAGCAAAATATATTGCCCCTTATCTTCAAACAACGGCTTTAGTGAATGAGTTAATAAATTTAGAATATAGTGCTGATGGAGGAAAAATTAAAATAAAGGAAAAAAGTGGAGCAAGAAAAGATAGATATTCTAGTTTGGCTTATACGAATTTCTTAGCAGATTATCTGGAAGAAAAAGAGAAAAGAAAAAATAGAAATAATCAAAAAACTGTTATGATTTATTGGTAAGAGATGAGGTGAATAAGTGGGCAAAAAAAATAATAATAAAAGCAAGTCTAAAGACAACAATTCTACACAAAATCAAATCAATATGCTAAATGCTCAAATTGGAAAATATGCCTCAGTAAAAGAATCCACAACATTAGCAACAGAAATGTATAAGTTAAGAAGTATAAGCAGAGACAAATTAAGAAAAGCTCTCTCCAATCCATATCAAATTTCAAATACAGATATACTTCAGGATGCAAGTATGATATTAAAAGCTACATCTGGTACATATAGAAGAGTTTTAAATTTAATATCTAATATGAATACTTTTGACCATATCTTATACCCAAAAGACATAAGTAGATTAAAAACAAAAGAAAAAATAACAAAAGCATATATGAATTCGGCGAGTCAATTAGAAAAATATAATATAAAATTTACATCAGCTTGGATAACCGAAAAAGTATTGGAATTAGGAGAGGTTTATTTATATAAGATAGAAGATAATTCAGGGATGGTTTTACAACAGATACCAGCAAAATTTTGTATGATAACAATGATAGAAAATAATGTAATGAGATACGCTATAAATATAAAAAAACTTACTGACAAAAACATAATATCTTTTCCAGAAGAAATTAAAAACATATATAAAAAATATAAATCTAATTTACTTACACGAGAAGAATTAATTGATAATACATATTTTCAATTAAGTGATAAAGCAGTAGCATTTAATTATGATTTAGATTCAGTGAAAGGAGTTCCATTTTTTTGCTTTATATTTGACGATTTAATGGAGCTTGAAGATATGAAAGATTTAAAAAGCACAAATGCAGTAATAGAAAGTATTAAATTAATACATCAAAAGATACCATTTGGCAAAAATGATGAACCACTAGTAGACCTTAATTTAATTCCCATATACCACAATTCAACAAAAGCAAATTTACCAAAAGGAACAGCAATAACTACAAATCCTTTAGAGTTGGAAACACATACTCTTTCAGATGGAAAATCTAAAATAAATGATTATGTAAAAGAAGCAAAAGAGTTTATATTTGATAACGCTGGAATAAATACAGCCTTACTTAACTCTGACAAGATAAATAATGAATCTATCTTAAATGGTATTATTGCAGATAGCTTAATTCCTATGAGGATTCAACAAATGATAGAAAATTGGGTTAACTTTGAACTAAATAAAGACAAGAAGGCAAATTTATTTAATATGAAGTTTATTGGAACTACTCACTTTAATAAAATGAATTTATCCAAACAGTATCGAGAAGATATGGGATACGGAGGGAGTAAAAGCTTGTTTATTGCAAGTACTGGGTTTACTCCACTTCAAGCTATAAACACTTTACAAGCAGAAAAATTAATGGGATTTGATGAGTTTTTAATACCTCAACAAACATCTCATACTCAAAGCAGTGGTAGACCAGATAAATCTGATATAGGGACAGATAATGGTAATTCTACTCAAGCAAAAGGAAATGGGGAGAATGATTAATTATGAGTAAGTTTATATATGCTTTTTCTGAAGATGATAAGAAATTATTAATGGAAAAAGGATATCGTTTTATATGTGAAAACAAGTTGAATAATAAGACTTTATATGTTTTTGAAAATAAATCAAAATTAATAAATAATTTCAGTAATGAAGAAATGAAAAGATTTATATTTACTAGCAAAATACGTTTTTAAAAGGAGGTGAAAAAAATAAAAATATTAAAATTACCTTGTAATTTAAAACATTATTCAGATAAAAAAAAATTGGAAGAACTAAATAGTAATCTTTTGCCAGTGTATATCTATGTTATGCATGAAGGTACAAATCCAAATGGAACTAAATTTTATGAAGAAGCTATTGATAAAGCTGAACCAACATTAAAAAATGTTCCAATTCTAGGATATGTAAAAATAAATGAAGATGGAAAATATGACTTTGATGGTCATAATGTTTTAACACAAGTAGTTCAAACAGATGAAGGGTTTATATTAGAAGAATATTATGAAGAACGAATAATTGGCGTTATACCAGAAACAAATAAATATGAAAAAGTTGAAATTGATGGGCAGAAGTATGTTAAATGTAAAGGATATATATATAAATCATATAGCAATCATGCTTACGATATAATTATGGATTCTGATGAAATAGAAATTTCAATGGAAATAGATATAAATGATTATCAATTAGATGATTCAGATGGATTTTATAATATAAAAGACTATGTATATCATGGAATTACATGTCTTGGTTCTGATGTAAAGGGAGCTATGGGTTCAAATTGTTGTTTAACTAAATTTTCAAGAAAAATTAATTATAAAGAAGAAATATCAAAAATATGCTCAGAAATTTATGCATTAGAACATGGAGAGGGGGAAAAGAATTTGCCAAATAAGAATCAAAAACTTAATAAAAATTCTGAAGGATATGCTTTAGCAGTGAGTAATCTTAGTACTGAAATAAGAAATAAGTTAAAAGAATACAAAGTCGAAACTGAGAATTGGTATGGTGAAAAAGTTGAAGTACAAGCTTTTTATTATAATGATTTAATACCAGAAGAGAATATTGCTATAGTTGAAGATGAAATTAACTGGGGGTATTACTATGGTATTCCATATATAGTTAATGAAGATGCTGTCATTTTGGATTATGAAAATAAAAAATCATATATACAAACTTGGAGGGAAAAACAAGAAGGAGAAATAGTACAGGTTTTTAGTAGACAAGAAAAATTAAAAAAAGAAATAATAGAGAAATTTACTGAAAAGCAAAAAGAAATATCTAATTTAAAAGCCAGTTTAGAGCCATTACAGGCATTCAAAGAAGAAAAAGAATTTGAGTTATTTAAATCTAAAGTTGATGATGTAGCTCAAAAATTTAAATTAGCAGAAGATGAAATTAAAGATATAAAAATAAAAGCTTATAATAAGGAAATTACATTAGATGAATACAAGAAAGAATTGGGTTACATATTTGCATTAAAAACTCTTAGCAATAAACAAAGCGAAAAGGAAAATTTTAGTATAAATGATGATAAAAATAATACGATAAAAATACCTATAAGTAATAATAATGATAGTTTTAGTGAACCAGAAGAAATATCTTTTATAAAAAAATATTCAGATAAAGAATAATAGGAGGAATTTACATGAAGAAAGATAAAGCAATAATACAAACAGATAAAGTAAAAAATCCTGATGTTTTAACAGGTAAATATGTTGTTCCATCAGAGGATACCAATCCAATAAATTTAGAAAATGGTGCTGTAATAAATATTGGAGAACTTGAAGACACGGAGTATGGTAGGGATACCCATAAAATATATAAAGTTACAAATGACACATTAGATTGGGGTATAGTTGATGACCCAGCAACTATGTATGATGAAAGATTAGATGAAAGAGATTACGAAGTTTCTCCTGGTCAGATATGTAGATGTAGACGACTAAAAAAAGGAGATGAGGTAACTATATCTCTATTACATATAGCAGATAAAAGTATTGCAGTAAAAGACAAGTTACAATTAAAATCTGATTCGTTTCAGTTTGAAAAATTGCCTACAGCAGATGCTAAAACTCCAGTAGCAGAAGTATTAGAATTATGGAACTATGAAGGTCAAGATTCGGTTACAATAAAAGTTTTATAAAATCAAATAAAATTAACAAACAGGAGATAACAGTCTATAACTGTTATTTTTTTATGCAAAAAAATAGAAAAGGAAGTGTGTAAATTAATGGCAACAGCAAAAACTTTAAAGAGAATAGCTCATGAGCTATATACAGATACATTTAGAGAATATACAGATAGAGATGGAAACACAATAACATATAGAGATGCTGAAAGTGCAATAAAGAATAAATTAAAAGAAATGATGGGAGGAGAAAAATATAATTATTATAAATTCCAAGAAAATAAATGGGGATTTTATAATTTAATATCAGAATTAATATCTGATGATATTAATAGATTAAATGAGGAAGTATTTAGTCCGTTTTGTGATTTTGAGAACTTTGATTTAGGAGATAAAAAAGAATTTACTGTTGAAAATACTAATTTATTTAAAGTTGCAAATATAGCAGATGGTGTTAATAGTACAAGAAGACAAAGATTACTTAATAAAAAAGTTCCTACAACAGCATTTAAATTATCTGTTGCTATATATGAAGAAGCAGAGAGATTTATAACAGGAAGAATAAATTGGGTTGTATTTGTGAATAGGGTATCAGATTCATATCATTATGATATTGCTAGAAGAATAGCGAAGACATTTGAAGGTGCATATTCAACAATAAATGCTAAGTTTCAAGCTACAGGTAATTCAGACAAAGTATTATTGGAATTGATAGCTAAGGTAGAAGGGGCTACTGGTAAAAAGCCTATTATATATGGTACTCCACTTGCATTAAGTAATTTAGAAGGTGTTCAAACTGATTTAGAAAAAGAAGAAAAAAGAAAATATGGTTTTATACAAACATTTAGAGGTGGATATAAAGTACTTAGTTTACCAAATGCTTATGATGAAAATGCAGCAGAAGGTAAAGAGTGGGCTTTAGATAATAAGGCTATCTATGTAATACCTGATGGAGAGAAGATAATCAAACTTGGTACTGAAGGAGATGTATTGGTCATAGAAAATACTGATGAAAAAGAAAGAGATGACCAACAAATAGAATATTTTATGGCTCAAAAAATACATTTAGGAGTTGTAACTGCTGCTAAATTTGGAGTTTATAAAATACAATAATTGAATTAGAAGGTGGTTATCCACCTTCTTTTTTTTATGGGAGGGAGATTATTATGGCAAGAGCTAAAAAAGAAAATATTTCTAAAACAGAAGTCAAAGCTAATACTTTAGAAAAAGATATAAAGTCTACTTTAAATAAAAAAGAAGCTAGATTAAACCGATTAGAACTACAAAGAAAGCTAAAACAAAAAAAACAGGAAATAGATATAGAAATAAAAAATATATCCACATGGGATGTTGATTATATTGACCCAAGAGAAAAACAACAAATTTTTTCTTTATCTAAAGTAGGTTCAAAAGATTCAACTGAATTTATAGATTTAGATACTCTTTATAGAATAGTGAGAAGAAGTCCAGGTTTTTTTGAAGAACATAGATTAATAATTTCGGATGTAGATTCTTTAGATGTTGAATGTACCCCAATGGACATAATAGATTTTCTAGGATTGAATAGTTTATATGAATATATAAGAAATCCTAATGAAGACTATTTAGAATATTTCTTATCTGATAAAGTTGATATAAATTCTTTTGAAAAAATATTAAATAAAAATAATGTTGAGTTAACAAGAAGATTAGCTGAGAGGGCAATAGATTTACATAAAAAGAAAAAGTTTGATTCTGGGCTAAAGGCTAAACTATTAGCTAAAAGAATTGGAATGGAAGATTTGTACTTGTTTAGTTAAAGGTGGTGGAATATTTGGGTACACCACTTGTAAAAATATATAAAAAGTTTTTGGATGGTATTAATGATGAAGAGATGTTATTACTATCAAATGAAATAATAGAAAAAATGATGTACAGTTATTTAGAAGATGCTATAGTTGATTTTAATCAATGTAAAAAAGATTTGACTATAAAATATGTTGATGAAAAAGGTGGAGAAATTATTCCTGCTGCTCAATTAAGTTATACATCTAATTATAGTAATAAAAATGCAGAGATAACTTTGATGGGAAAAGATACAAAAGAAGAATACGAATTAGATAAAGATTATACAATAAGCTTTGAAGATGAAAAATTTATAATAAGTTTTGTTGTAGAAACTACAGAAGAGATAATTTTCAAATACAAATATTTAGGAGAAATAGTATCTGATTTAGATTTAGATGAAATTAAAATATTATCATATGGTATGCAAATACATTGGTTACAACCTAAGATAAATAGAGAAGAAAATTTAAAACAGATGCTAACTGATTCTGATTATAATGCTAAATCAGGTGCTAATATGTTGGCTAAACTTCAAGCAAGAGAAGAGCAATTGAGAACTAGATTTAATAAATATCAACAAAGATACATGCTAAAAAATTTTGAAGGATGGAACTAGCATGAGTTACTTAAGTGATACAAAAAAAAGAATTGGACTTGGTTGTTCAACTCCTAAAGAAAAAAGAATATTACAACTTAGATTAAGTTTTAAGAAATATCTAAAAGAAACACCAACCTGTATTGAAGTACCAATAACTGATATAGATGAAATTTGTATAACAGAAGATACTAAAAGAGCTATAGTTGCAATTAATGATATAACTAATAATGATAAAAGAGCTTTAGATGAAAAAAATCTATTAGTTGAATCTGATTTAGATGTAGATGTGGGTTGTTATCTTTTCTATGATAATTGTTATTGGTTAACTATATTTAAAGAACATAAAGAAATGGATACATACAAACATTTCATAATAAAAAGATGCAATCAGTTTTTTAATTATAAATATAAAGGTCAGATGTATAAAATCCCTATAGCTGTTGAAAATTTAACCTTATACTCTGATGGTATGGCAGATAATAAATATACTTCTATCTCAGATACAAAAAGACAACTTTATTTTGGAAGTAATCCTGTCACTAAAACTATAGATATTGACACTAGAATAATGTTAACTGGTAAAACTGTATTTAGAGTTACTAGTATTAATGACTTTGAGTATAATGGCAGAGAAACAGGAGCAGATGGTCTTATTAAAGCTATTTGTTTACAAGATGCATTGATTTCAAAAGATGATACAATAAATAATGTTGCTTGGAATGATTTATCTGAAAATGATAGTGTAATTATTCCTTTCAGTAAGATTATAGGGGATGGATTTATTAATCTAGGTGAAGAAAATGAATACAGAATAGACCATTCCAAAGGAGTTAAATGGCTCTTAGACAAGCAATATAGGTATTGTAATATAATTAATCAAGATGAAAAAAAATGTGTCATACAAGCCAATATACTAGCTAAGTATTCTGGATTAGAAGTATTGCTATTAGCTAAAGATAAAGAAACTAATGAAACAATAGATACTAAAAAAATAACACTAAGGGGGTAGATATATGGGTCTATATGGCTTTCCCTAACAAGATGATAAGTAATATAGGAACAACTCTAATGTCAAATCAAGACTTTGCTAAATTTATGATTTATAATGACGAATCCCAAAAAGATATTTTGTCCATGCCTGATGTAAAAAATCCTGTTAAAGAGCTTAAAAATAAAAAAGTATTTCTAAATAGAAGAGTAGAAAAAGTGTTAAAAGATGCAGATATTTCAGTTTTTATAATAATGGCAGAGTATAGACCATGTACTACTGGAAGTAGAGAAATTAAAAAAACAAAGATAGAAATTGGTGTTGTTTGTCATGATGAATGCCAAAATACAGCAAATGGCTTAAGAGATGTTGCATTAGTATGTTGTATAGTTGATATTATAACTCAAAATGAGGAAATAGCTGGTATAGGTAAGATTAAGTTAGAAAATGTATATCAAATGTATAATTTAAATACTGATTATAACGGATTTGTTATAACTGTATCATCTGAAAGTTTTGGTGATATGTAATGTTGGAAAATTATTATATTACAGGATTACCAATTAAGCTAAGTGAAACATTAGGAACTGTATATCAACCTATTATTGAAGAACTTATTAAATTTGATATGGCTAATTTAGAGATAGTTAATCCATTTTTAGTACTTGAAAAGAGCTATTCTCAGCTATGTAACGAGGAATCATTTGAATTGAAATGTAAATATGATGCTATACCTATCTTAGATTTGATGATGTTAACATCAAGAAAAGATTCTTCTGAAGAAATTGAGTTACTTAGTGATAAGATAAAAAAATCTTTATCTATATTATATAAAACTGATATTAAAAATATTGAATATATGAATAAGATTAAAATTGGTATTTTAATTAAATTTGATGATAAAAAGAAAAATGCTTTTATAAGTAGAGAGGATTTTGGACTGGTATCAGATTTGATTTTAGAGATGTTTTGTATTGATAAAAAGAATTTATTTAAAGATGATGAAGATAAGTGGATTGAAAATACTGGCTCTGAAAGAGAAAAACAGTTGATTGCACACTTTAAAGAGAAGGAAAGAAAGAAAAGAGAAAAAGAAGCATATCACTTATGTGATTATATAAATGTAGTTCAAAACATAGATGGATATGTACCAATAGATGTTATTCTAAAAATGACTTATTGGCAATTAATTAATGCTTATAAGACTAAGATACAATTTAAAAATTATGATGAAAGTTTAGGCTTTGCAATGTCTTTTAAATATCAAGTTGAGGCAGACAAGATTAAACATTGGTCTAAAGAAATAAAAATACAAACTAGCACTGTTAAATAACAGTGTTATTTTTTATGCAAAAAATGAGAGGATGATGAAATAATGAGATTTGCGATAAAAGATGCAAGTAATATAATAGTAAAAAATAAAACAACTGGAGAACCACTTTTTTATACAGCAGATTTAAATGCTTTTAATTTCAAATTAGATTCAGAAAGCGTGTACGCAAAAGCTAAAGGTGCAAACACAATAGCATTTGATGGAGCTATAACAGCAAGTTTAGCACTTGAACAAGAGGTAATACAAATGCCACAACTAGCAATGCTATTAGCTTCTGATATGGTTGAAGAATCGGCTAAGGTTGGTAAAAGAAAATTACTAACTTCTGATGGTACTAAGAAAGTTACTTTAGAAAATGTAAAACCAGTTACTAATAGTATATCTGCATATAGTGTTGAAAAAGATGGTATATCTTTAGTTAAGAAATTACAGTTTACTTCAACTGTAACAGGCTCTAACACAGAAATAACAATATCTACAGCTGATTTTAATGCAGGAGATAAAGTAGCAGTGTTTTACTTAGAGGAATTACCAAAGGCAAAAGTTATAAAAATAAAAGAAGAGTCTACTGCTCCAAACTATGTAATAGAAGCAGATGTTATGGCTAAAACTGCTGATGGTGAATATATGGTCTTATATATGACTATACCAAATGCAAAGGCACAAAGAAGTATAGAATTAAATCTTACTGCTGAGAATCCATCTGGATTTAATATGACACTAGATGTTTTGCCAGATGAAAATAAAGAATATGTAGTATTCGCTTTTGTTGGAGATGAAGATGTTAGCCCTGTTAGAATGGCTTCTATGTTAGGTGCTGAATTAATAGACGAAAAGGATGTTAAATCTAAGAAATAGTGAATTTCCCTACTCAAAAGAGTAGGGGTTATTTTTTTACGTTTAAATCTGGTTTTAATCGGATTTGAACTTAAAAAAATGAAAGAAGGTGATAAAGTGGTATTTTTAGATGATAAGTTTTTATTTGATAATATTTCAAGTGAATCCATGAACATTAAATTAGTTACTTTAGGTGATGATGAAATACTAAATGAATATGGATTGCCCTACGAAGAAGCGATTAAATCTGATAGTACTTTTAATAAAAATCCTTGTTACTCAGAGGATGAAACTACTATTGAACCTATAACACTACAATTCTGTTTGTGTAGCGAACATGGGGAGGCTTACGAATGGGATGACTATACGCTAGAAAACATATGTAATTGGTTTTGGCAGAGAGAATTTAAACCTTTTATCAGTTATGACAATATAGAAGAAATATACTATCTCAAAGCGAGAAAAATAATAAAAAGATATACAAAAGATAAAAAAGGCGTATTAGAAATAGAGTTTCAACCATATACAAATTATGCTTATAGAAGCTTTCAAAAAGTTATAACTGTCAAGGATACAAGGGAAATTAAACTAAATAATGTGTCTAATGTAGATGAAGAATATGCTCCAATAATCGTTGTTGAATGTTTAAAAGATGGAGATATAACTATTAGAAATTCTACTATCAGTGATAATGAAGAAGAAAGTTTAGTTATAAGTGGATTAGAATTAAATGAGAAAATAACAATAGATAACTTGTACTATACTGTTTTGAATAGTAATGGTGAGAACAAATTTAATACAGTTAATAGAAAGTGGATTAGGTTAAGAAGAGGTGTGAACATATTGAAATTTACTGGAAACTGTAAAGTTTCTATTAAGTGTAAATATCCAATAATAAAATAAGGGAGAGGTAAACATGAATAAAATACAAGTAGATAAATTAATACAAGATGAAGTTAGGGCTATAATACCAATTGTAGATGAGAATGGTAAAGAGGAATATATAGAAGTTAGAAATCCTGATAAGGAGACTAAAGAAGAAATATTAAATAAAATATGGGTTGGTATGGAGAATCCTGATTTAGCATTGTCTCAAGAAGATATTCTTAAAATGTTGATTGATAAATTGACTAATATAGAGTTAAATATTGAAATAGAAGATTTAGTAGATAGCAATATATCTAGCGAATTAGAAACTGTGATGTATCACATATGTCAAATAGGAAATGAATTAACTGCATCTTTATTAATGAACACTGATGTTAAATTAGGTCAGATGAAGAATGAGATATTACAAGACAGGGTTTTAAAAGAAATTGAAGAAACTGAAGAAATTGAAAAAATGAATAATATTAAAGACAAGGTGGTGAATTAGATGGTATTTAAATCATTGGATGAGCTAGTTGCTTATACAAAAAATAAGATTGCTGCATCTATGCCAGAAGTTGGAAAAGAAATGAAAGAAATTATGAAGGAAGAAGTAAATAAACAGGTTTATTCTGGTTATACTCCAGTTGGAGAATGGAATCCTAATGTTTGGGGAGGTAGAACAGGACAATTATTAGATGCTATAGATGTTACAGAACTCTCTTCTAATTCTGTCACTTCAGAGATACAAAATAATGGAAATTGGGTGGATGCATTTACACGTAATTCAGCATTTCCAATGGAAAGATTAGAAAAGGGGAAAGTCTGGGGTGTTGGCGGATATAGACCTCAAACAAATATAATGGAAGAGAGTAATTCTAAAGCACAAGAGAGAGTACCTAAGTGTTTTAAGTCTAAAATGAATGAATTAGGCGTACCAGTAAAATAGATAATATCGAGTGTCTATTAAGTTATAGAGTTTTCTAAGGGTTGTATGTTATCCACTAGTAGATGTATATCATAAGTGGAAAATTAAAAAGCGGTGATGCTCTAACATATAGTGAGCAATTTAACCTAGATAGGTAGTTTAGTTGATTTGCTTAGATAAGCGGTTTAGAATTGTTTCTCAATGTTCTAATACATTGATTGATGCAAAAACATATACAAGTATATTGTGAAATATACTTGTATATAACATATTGATATAAGGAGAGAGGTATAATTGTTTTAATTAACATTTAAATTTGAATACATCGAGGAAGTATTAGAGGTTACAAGAAAATTAGATTATCCTAATATACATTTTAGGGAATCTTGTGGTAAGATAATAGAAAAGTAAGAATTAAAAAAAGATAGTTTTACAAATAATAAAGTCAATATTCCAAAATATTTAATATATAATTATGATGATGATATTTGGACTGGAGACATAATAAAAATGGCTAATCAGGCAAAGAAAAATGATTATAGCTTCTTTATTGTTTAACAATATAATTTATTTTGTAGATGACGAATATAGAAGTTATAAAATAGGTCTTATAGATTAAATTGTAAAATTTATAAGACGTTTATTATTATATTAATATAGATAAAGCGAGTGACCATAATACACCTTTAAGGTGTGGAGATAGAATAAACCTTTTATTATTATAAGATAATAGAAGGTTTATTCTATTGTAATATAAATATCAAGATGTATTAATAAATATTAAAGATAATCAATTTAGATTGTTTTTTAAATTGAATCATTTATGTTGTAGTTATTTCAATGATGACATGTGTATGACAAATATAAGACACTTGGAAATATTGAAAGACATATATATCTTTATTGCTTAGAATCGAATATAGGAGGTTGATTTTTATGGTTGAAAGTATTGGAATTTTAACAAGTGTTCCTGAGAGGAACATTTTGTTTGGTGTTAGCTATCTTAGTAGCTAAACAATAACTAGACTCTAAAATGCATAGTGTGCATATTTAAATAGGACTATAACAAAGGTGAAGGTAAGTTTCAAAATCGGTAATACTTATAAAAATTATATACATAATATATGAATTTTGAAATTTCAATATTAGATTAGTATAGAATAAATAAACTCTTAACTTAATGCTATATTTTAGCGAATATTGGTATATTTTACCATTTATACTTGATATAATTAAAATATCAAGTATAGGAGGAAATAAAATGGCAGCTTTAGGTTGGAATGAGATTCAAAAAAAAGCAATTAAATTTGTACATGAATGGTATGGTGTAACGAATGAAAGAGCAGAAGCACAATCATTTTTAAATGAATTTTTGAATGTATTTGGAGTAAGTAGAAAAAAAGTAGCTTTTTTTGAAAATCCGATTGAAAAAACAAATGGTCATAAAGGCTTTATTGATATGCTTTGGAAGGGTAAAATATTGGTTGAAATGAAAAGTAAGGGTAAAAACCTAGAAAATGCTTATAATCAAGCTTTTGATTATGTTATAAAACTTAAAGACTATGAAATACCAGAATATATTATGATATGTGATTTTGAAAACATACATTTATATAATTTAGATACTAAAAAAATATGGAAATTTAAATTAAAAGAATTACCAAAAAAAATAAGGCTGTTTGGTTTTTTAGCAGGATATAATGAAACAAATTATACAGAGTTATTACCTTTAAATCAAAAAGCAGCAGAGCAAATGGCTTTATTACATGATGAATTAAAAAGTATTGGATATGAAGGACATAATTTAGAAGTATATTTAGTAAGATTGCTATTTTGTTTATTTGCTGAGAATACAGCATTATTTAAACCCAGACAATTTTATGAATATATAATTGAATCTAGGGAAGATGGCAAAGATTTAGCACAAAGGTTGGCAGAATTATTTGAAGTATTAAACACTCCAGTAGAAAAAAGATTAAAAACATTAGATGAAGATTTGTTAGAGTTTCCTTATGTAAATGGTAAATTATTTGAGGAAGTTTTACCAATAGCAGGATTTAATAGTCAAATGAGAGAAAGATTAATAAATTCTTGTTTAAAGGATTGGAGTGCAATAAGCCCAGCAATATTTGGAAGCATGTTTCAATCTATAATGAATCCTGAAGAAAGGAGAAATTTAGGAGCGCATTATACCTCAGAAGAAAATATAATGAAAGTTATTAAACCATTATTTTTAGATGATTTATGGTCTAGGTTTGAAAAAATCAAACACAATAAAAAACAATTAGAGTTATTTCATGAAGAATTGGCACAGTTAACATTTTTAGACCCAGCCTGTGGATGTGGTAACTTTTTAATAATTATATATAGAGAACTTAGAAGAATAGAATTAAAAATATTACAACTGTTATATAATCCTAATGAAAAAGTGATTGTTAATTTCATTAGAAAAATAAATGTAAGTCAATTTTCTGGAATAGAGTATAAAGAATTTCCGAGTCAAATTGCTAAAGTTGCTATGTGGCTTATAGACCACCAAATGAATATGGAATTAAGTAATGTATTTGGTGAATATGTAGATGATTTACCTTTAACTAAATATGCAAATATAGTTTGTGAAAATGCTTTACGACATGATTGGGAAAGTTTAATTGAAGCGTCAAAACTATCATATATAGTTGGGAATCCTCCATTTGTAGGAACTGTGTTCTTAACAGATGAACAAAGAAAAGATATGGATATAGTATTTAAAGATATAAAAAAAAGAGGGCAATTAGACTATGTAGGAGCTTGGTATAAAAAAGCCTGTGAATACATCAAGGATTATGATATAAGAGTCGCATTTGTTTCAACTAATTCTATAACTCAAGGAGAACAGGTTTCAACTCTATGGGGAGATTTATTTAAACAAGGTATACATATTGATTTTGCATATAGGACTTTTGTTTGGAACAATGAGGCTAAAGGCAAAGCATCAGTTTTTTGTGTAATAATAGGGTTTTCTAAAAATATGTCTTCTAAAAATAGAATTATTTATGACAATGATGAAAAATATATTGTTAAAAATATTAGTCCTTATTTAGTTGATGCATCAGATGTTATTGTTGAATCAAGAAGAAAGGCTATTTGTAATGTACCCAGTATGAGGGCTGGTAATCAGCCTACTGATGGTGGTAATTTAATTATAGAAAATAAAGACTTAGAAGATTTTATAAAAAATGAACCAAATGCTAAAAAGTATATAAAACAATTTATGGGTTCTAAAGAATATATTAACAATCAAAAAAGATGGTGTTTATGGCTTGTAGATTGTCCTCCAAGTGAATTAAGAAAAATGCCTAAGGTTATGGAACGAGTGGCAGGAGTAAAAAAAATGAGAGAAAATAGTAAGGATGCCTCTACAAGAAAAATGGCATCAACTCCAACTACTTTTAGAGAGACTAACAATCCTGATAAATTTATAATAATACCAAAAATTTCATCTCAACGAAGAGAATATGTACCTATTGGTTTTCTAGGGAATGATATTATAGCTAGTAATACAGTCCATACAATACCAAATGCAGATATTTATCATTTTGGCATTTTAACATCAAAAATGCATATGGTATGGATGAGAACCGTTTGTGGAAGATTTAAGGGAGATTATATATATTCTAAAGATATAGTATATAATAATTTTCCTTGGTGTGATATTGAAAAAGAAGAAAAAATAGAAATTGAGAAATATGCTAAAGAAATATTAGATATTAGAGCATTATACAATGATAACTCTTTAGCAGATTTATATGATCCATTAGCTATGCCACCTAAATTACTAAAAGCACATCAAAAATTAGACAAAGCAGTTGATAAAGCATATAGTGTTGCCAAATTAAAGACTGATTCAGACAGAATGAAATTACTATTTGAAATGTATGAAGAAATTGTAGATAATAATGAAAAATCAAAATTAAAAACTGCAAAAGCTTAAAAAGACAATCTTAACAAATTGTCTTTTTTATTATAAGATATTTTAGTGATATTAATAAAATAAATATATGATAACTATAATTTATCTAACAAGTAAAAAAAGAGGTGTATATTAATCATCCTCTTTTAGTCGTTCATATGCATTATCTATCATTCTCTCTATAGCTTTTCTATCCATTTCATCTAGTTGCATATATTTTTTAAGAACTTCTTTGACTTCGTCATTATAATTATTATTTTCTAAGAATTTATTTATATCTTCTAAAGACTTAATGTCTTTTTTTTCATCAACTATATCATAGATGGAAGTATCTTCGCATATGATTGATGGCATACCAGGTATATTTGCACTGACTAAATAGTTGGTTTTTGTATGACCTAAAAGATAATCTGTAGTGACATTAAAGTATTCAGCTAGTTTAACTATAGACTCTGCTGGTGGAGTTCTTTGGTCGTTTTCATACATACCTATAGTGCTTTGTGATACATTTAATATTTCAGCTAATTCATGTTGCTTTAATCCAAACTTAATTCTAAGTTTTTTTAATCTTTCTCCAAACATTTTTCACCTCCAAGATATCTTTATAATTATTATACCACATAAAGTAATAAAATATTATACTTGACATTACATTATGTGGAGTGTATTATAAAAATATAAATTACTTTAAGTGATAAAATTACTTTTAGTAATTAAAAAGAAGCCTTACAAACTTTGGACGGCGAGTAAGACTTCTTAAATAGCTGATATAATTATCAACTTGAATAGAATGATTATATCAGCTTCTTATAAAAAATACAACTTATAAGGAGGGATTAATTATGGAGATAATTAATAGAGAAAATGAAAAAAGAATAATAAGCTTTAACAATGAATTATTTGGAGAAATAAGAACAATTAGAATTGAAAATGAACCCTATTTTGTCGCAACAGATATTGCAAAAGCTCTTGGGTATAAGGACACAACAAATGCAATTAAACAACATTGTAAGTGGGTGGTGAAACACCACATACCTCACCCACAAAGTAAAACTAAAACTTTGGAAGTGAATATAATACCGGAAGGTGATATGTATAGATTAATTACAAATAGCGAATTACCAAGTGCTGAAAAATTTGAGCGTTGGGTATTTGATGAAGTTCTTCCATCAATAAGAGAACATGGAGCTTATATGACTAATGAAGCATTAGAGAAGGCAATCAATGACCCAGATTGGACTATAAAATTACTTACAGAACTTAAAAAAGAGAGAGCTACTAAAGAAAAGTTAAAAGTAGAACAGGAGAAAAATAAACCAAAGATTGAATTAGCTAATGCTATAGAAAGTTCATCAAGCTCAATACTAATTGCTCAACTATCTAAGATATTAAATCAGAATGGAGTAGATATAGGGCAGAATAGATTATTTGAGTGGATGAGAAACAATGAATATTTAATTAGGAAGAAAAGAGCTGACCATAATTCTCCAACTCAAAAGTCAATGGATTTAAAAGTATTAGAGGTTTCTGAGAGTGTTGGCATAGATAAAGATGGAAATACGATAGTTAGATATACTCCTATTGTAACTGGAAAAGGACAAATATATTTTCTTAACAAAATATTGAAAGAGAATAGTCAGGTACTTAAGAGATTTATGATAAATAATGATTACATAAAAGGTGTAATGGTTGAGATAGGCAAAACATATGCTATATATGACCATGAGTACTATGGATTTATTGGAATATTAAAGAGTGTAAGAAATGAGAAAATAAGAGTAGAAAAAATAGGAGATGTTTCTAGCAGTAGGGATATTCCAATTTGCATGATAGATTACATAGAGGAAGCTAGTAAAGAAGATATTAATAAATACTTGAGTAAATGATTTTGTGGAAATAGGAGTTTTGGCTTCTATTTCCTTTTGTAGTATAAATTTTCCTTTAGACTTGATATAATTGAAGTATCAGAGTATAAGGGAGGATATATTATGGGGATATTGAAAGTAAAATGTTCTAATTGTAATGAAATAATAAAAGTTGATGATTCTAAAGAAACTTGTTTTTGTGTTAATTGTGGAAATAAGATTACGTTAAAAAATATTGATTTAGCAATTCAAATGAACAATACAGATAATATAGAAAATATCTTAAAGTTAGCACAAACTGCATATGAAGCAGGTAATATGAATGAAGCATATGATTATTATTGTAGATTATTAGAACATAATCCTGATGATTATAAAGCATTATTTTTTAAAGGAATTTGTGCTATAAAAGGTTCTGATTTATCAGATATGCGTAAAAATGAAGCTTTATCTTATATAGATAAATCATGGAAATTGTTGAATGAAAACTCAGTAGATGAATCAAAAATTAAAAAACATAAATATAGGATAGTAAGAGGATTACAAGAAGTCTCAGAAGATATCTTTTATTCCGCAAGTAATTTTTATTCTAAGAATTGGGAATGTGTCGATGCTGCTGAATTTTATTGGGGTAATCTGATTGAATGTATGGATATCTTATTCTATGATATTGAGTTCTTAGAGAATTATTGTGATTTAAAAGATAATAAAACATTGACTTTTTATTTGAATTTATTAAATTTAGTTATTTCTTGTTGTATTGAAATATCTAAAGACCGTGAAAATACATGTTTAGATAATGATACAAAAGATAGAATAGAGATTATTTATAATAAGACAGTAAAAAAAATAAAAGAATATGATAAATATTATAAAGAACCTGAAATAAATATGACAAGGCAAGTTGGGGGTTGTTATATAGCTACTGCTGTATATGGTTCTTATGATGCACCTGAAGTATTGGTTTTAAGATATTTTAGAGATAATACATTGAGAAAATCTTTTTTAGGAAGGATTTTTATAAAAGTATATTATACTTTAAGCCCTCCAATTGCTAAATGGTTAAAAAATGCAGACAGATTAAATAATTTGGTAAGAAATATACTTGATAAAATTGTAAGCAAATTAAATAAATAAAGAAGATATTAAGACAATCAATTAAGGTTGTCTTTTTATGTATTTAAAAGGAGTGATTAAATGGCAGAAGAATTTAAGATTAAGACCAGTATAGAACTTGATGATAAAAAAGCTAGGAAACAATTAGCATCACTGAAGACATCTGCAAAAGAAAATAATATAAAGTTAAATGTGGAGATGAATGCATCCTCATTAAATAATTTAAAGCAATTAGAGAACACATTAAAACAAATTAATAAACTTAGTAGAGAAACCCAAAATGGATTATTTGGTGGAAAAGGTAATTCAAATGGGAATATAAATAAATTAACTTCTCAATACGATAACTTTAGGAAAAAAATAGAGTCTACTCAAAGACAATTAAAGAAATTTACTCAGACAAATATTTTAGACAATAAGCAAATAGGAGAAATTAACAAATTATCAGGAGAATTGAAAAGATTATCTAATATTAAATTAGGTGGTCTAAATTCAAAGGCTCTATCAGATTTATCAAATGTTCAGTCTAAGTTGGCTAATATGAAAATACCAGATATGAATACAAAAATGGCTTCTCAATTTAAAACTCTTCAAAATGAAGCTGGAAAATTAGCCAATAAAATAGAAACATTGGGTAAGTCTGGATATGCAGATACATCTAAACTACAAGCTTTATCAAATTCATTAAAGTCAATTCAAAATTTGAATCTTAAAAATCTAACTTCTAATCAAATACAATCAGAAATACAAAAACTAGAACAATTAAAAAATAAAGTTAAAGAAGTAGAAAATACTACTAAAAATACTAAATTAGATGCTAAGTTCAATATGAATCTTTCAAAAGTAATTTCAGATTTAAATAGGCTTAGACAAAAATGTTTAGAATTGGGTCAATCAACTGCTGGAATTGATAAACTAGAAAAAGAATTAATGCAATTAAATGGTATGCCTCTAGGTCAAAAAGTAAAGGAATTAGATTCAATAAAAAGCAGATTAAGCAATATGAAATCTAATTTCACAGGATTAGGAACTAGTGTAAAGACAACAAATGGTTTTTTTAGCGACCTATATAATTCGATGAGAACTTATACTTTAGGTAATATGATAGGTATGTCTATTACAAATGGTGTAAGAAATATTAAAACAACTATCGTTGAATTAGATAGTGCTTTAAGAGATATGATGAAAGTAGCACCTGATAATTTTGAAGGAACAAGTGAGCAATTAAAGAGTGTAAAAAATGAAGCAATCTCAATAGGGAAAGATACGGCTAGAGCATCAGAAGATATAATTCAGGGGGCATCTAAAGCTCTACAAACTGGTGTAAAATCAGTATCAGACAGTTTGAAGATAGCTAAACAATCAGCAGTTTTTGCAAATGTTGGTGAATAAATTGCCGTCTTAATTCAACAATCATAGAAGAATTAGGATTATTAATGGGAAAGAAACGGGAAAGCTTTAAAATGCTAATCCGAGTGGAAGGCTAATTTTAAAAGATTGGTCACACGCAACGCATAGAGATTGAAACTAGAAATAGAATATAATATCTCCAAGAGTTCCCATTTACTTTATGATTTAATTATAAGTAAAAAAGATATGCTAGACTGGACTTGAAATGACAAGTCGATGAAAATGAGGGAAACCTCCAGAGTCAAGGATAAAAAACCTTGAGCTAATAACAATTGGATTTAGACCAAGAAACTGCTGATAAGTACTTAACTAGTGTTATGTCCGCTTATGGTGGAATGACAAAAGCATTAAAACCAATTAAAGATACTAGAGTTCAAATCAAAGGAATGAGTAAAGATTATGATAATCTTACAAAATTTCTTGATTTATCGAACTATGCAGGTTAACAAAATAGCCCCTTTATATAGAAATATATAATTGAACTCAGAATATGCTGGAAACTCCTTAGAGCCTTAATTAGTAGGTGTATTTGAAAACTTATACATCATCTAAAAATATTAAGGATTGGACAATCAGCAGAGATAGACCTAAGTTCTTATGAATATGGTAAGCTCTCAACGACTACCAATGAGCATCCTAAATGGGTGATAGTATAGTCTATTCCCTTTTAAATATCGAGAAATCGAGGGTATAAAAAGAATAATTTTGCAATAACAACTGGCGATTAACTTTAGTCGCACTATATAGTAATATATAGTTAAAAACTCCTTTAACTGCTGGAAACTCCTTAGAGCTAACTAGACTACAACATAATTGGAAACGATAAATGTGAATGTTTAAAAATTAGTTGGATTGGACAATCAGCATCCAAGCTCCGTATAGGAGAAGGTTCAACGACTATTATGTAGATTCAAGTGAATCGAAATGGGGAGCGTCCTTATAGGATGAAGATATAGTCTCGTCTTTATAGAGATATAAAGAAGTTCATAAGAGAACTGCATAGAAGTAACGAATCTATGTGAAGATATCGGTAGGAGCTGCATTACAAAGAAGTGCAAGTATGTTATCATCAGCAGGTGTTTCAATGGAAGACTCTGTTGCTTTGATAATTGGAGGAAATGAATCTGTACAAAATGCTAAACTTTTGGCGTGTTAATTAGAAATAATTAATATTATGAGGGGGCAAAATCGGTGAAGGCTGAGATGCTACCACCGAGGCAAATTAAAGAATTAAAAGACTTTAATCACCGTAACGCATAGGAAATGAACCTATGCTATTTTTATGTTTAAAATAGTATAGAATATAATTTTCCCACGAGTGTCCTCCATCTTAACAGATAGTGCTGAAGATGAAAATATATGCTGAACTTATACAAATAAAAAGTATAAGAGCTATAGGATAAAAAGCCTATAGGATAACAATTTGGAAAAAGTAGGTACAGCACTCAAAACGATTGGTTAACAAAATAGCCCTTTTATATAGTGATATATAATTGAACTCAGAATATCAGGGAAAGTTCTTAGAGCTTTAATTACCAAGCATTAGAGAAATCAAAATGTGGCATTGCTAATCACAATGGTATGGTAATAAGATTAAAGATTGGATAATCCTGAGACATAGTCCTAAGTCAATTGATAAGGAAAGGTCGCAACGACTACCAATGAGTATCTTATTAAAGATAATGGTATAGTCTATTCCCATTTTTAAATATCTGGAAACAGAGGGTATTAAAGATAAACATGAGTGGTATCAAAGCTTCAGCAGATTCAGGAAAAATCAGCCTTAACAAAACTGCTAAAACATTACAAGAAACAGCAAAAATAAATGTGTTAGATAAGCAAACTGGCCAAGTAAGAGATATGATGTCAATTTTAGATGAGTTGGCAGAAAAGTGGCATAGTGTCGGTGAAGATGCCTTAACTAAAAATCAAAAAAGTGGTATTGCCGAAGCAATTTCAGGCAAAAACCACATCAATACATTTTTTGCATTGATGGACAATTGGAATCAGGTAAAAATAAATTGCCGTCTTAATTCAACTACCATAGAAGAATTAAGAGTATTAACAGAGAAAAAATCTGGAAAGCTAAGTTTATTTTAATAAATATGCTAATCAGAGGTGAAGGTAAGTTCTAAAAGACTTTCCATCCGCAACGCATAGAGATTGAAACTAGAAATAGAATATAATATCTCCAAGAGGCTCTGTGGCTTTATGGTCTTTGTTATGAGTACAAAAGATATGCTAGACTGGACTTGAAATGACAAGTCGATGAAAATGAGGGAAACCTCCAGAGCAGTAGATAAAAAGCTACTGGTTAATAACAATCGAAAAAAATTCCAAAGTGCATGGCTTGGTGGAGAAATGCTAGGTAGTGCCAGCAAGGAAAATGAGAGATTCATAAATAGTGCAGAAGGTAAGATTATAAAATTAAAAGAAAGTCTTAAACAATTAGTAACTGATACCATATCAACAGATATGTTTAAAGGTACACTAGATGGATTATCTGGTATTACCAACGCATTAAATAATATAACTAAGGCAGCAGATAAAATACATATGTCTCTTCCATTAGCGTTAGGAACTTTATCATCATTATTTATGACAATAAAATCACTGGGAACTAATAAAAATGTTCCTAATTTATGGAGTGCAGGATTTAGTGCTTTTGATAATAAAAGAACATCAGTTAGATTTGATGATTATCAAAAAGCAACAAGATTTGTTAATCAATATACTAAAGCTATAAGTAAAAACACAGAATCATCTAATAAAAATGCTAAATCAAATTCTGTTGTTACAAAAATAATGACATCTCAGCAAGGTAAAATATCAAAAATTACAGCTACAACATCTAATTTAGAAAGAGTAAGGAATAGGGAAATAAAAGTAATTAAAGATTATGAAAAAGCTTACGAAAAATATAATCAAACATTACGTGTTCCTTCTAAGAATATAAAAACTCAAATAGGTGATGGCGTAAAAAATATTGGGAAAGCATTTGCAGGAAGTAGCATTGTAAATTTTGGAAAGGGTCTTGCTTCCACTATAGGAAATACTTTTGCTTTAACTGCTGTGTTTGCTGGGATAAGTTTACTGTCAAAAGCATTAGATGATTATGCAAATAGAGAAGAAAATGCTTATCAAGCTAGAAAGAAAAATATTCAAGCTTCAAAACAACAAATTAATTCATATGAAAGCCAAAAAGTTCAATTACAAGCACTTGCAGAAGAATATGATAATTTATCTAAAAAAGAAAATAAGTCTAAAGAAGATAATAATAGATTAAATGAACTAAAACAACAGATTGCAAAAATAAAACCAGATGCAGTTATAGGAACAGATGAAAATGGTATACCTATTTTAAAAGGTCAGGTTACTGATTTAATTGCTGAAATAGATAGAGCTATTAATGCAAAAGAAAGATTGATGTCCTATGATAAACATGATAATGCGAAAACTGCTGCTAAAAAATTAAATTCTCCAAGTAAAGATGTAAATAAAACTTTAGAAGAAAGAATGAGAGAAAGTGAAACTGGTAAGCTTGTAAAGATAGAAGAAGATTATACAGCAGAAGTTGAAAAGAATAAAAAAAGACAAGAAAAAGCAATCGAGAAATATAACAATTCAACTGGTAGAGCAAGAGATAAAGCCAGAAATGAATTAATGTCAGCTAAAGCAGAAGAAGAAAAAATATATTTCAAATATGATGAAATGTATAGAAATCAAGTAGATAAAATTCAAGGGTATTCAAAAGAAATAGGAGATGGAATATTTTCTAACATTAAGAATAAAACTCTTTATAGTGGATTAGAAGGCAATGATAAGTCTAATTTTGCTGGACTTGAAAGTTTATTTGATTTTAGTGAAGTTACACCAGATACTCTAGTAGACACAGAACAGGCAGTCAACAAATTGCTTACTGCTGTTAGAAGTGGGAAAGTTGATGTAGGAGATTTATCTAAAACTCTTAAAGATGCAAATGAAGAATTTGCTAGAACACAAGATATAGAAAAATATAATCAAACAATAGATAAAACAGCTAAGAGTATAGCTAAAGCAACTAACACAGATGCTAATATATGGGAAAATTTATTTGGGCAAGTAAATCCAAATGGAATTAAAGATATGACATCTATAAATACATTATTAGCTAAGTTTGGTAAAACAAAACTAGATTTAGCAAATGGTGATAAACTTGCAATGCAACTCCAAAATCAATTTGATAGTATTCAGAATATATTAGATACAACAACAATAACTGGAGATGTAAAAGTTGATGCAAATATATTAACTGACATTAAGAATACTAAAGAAGTTCCTAGTCAAGTTAAAGGCATGATAGATGCTTTATTAGGAACAGGGGCAAGTTCTACTGATGTATTAAAATTCACTATGGATGTATTAATGGAATTACAGACTGGTGACCCAGATATAACTAAACTTCAAAATGATTTAGATAATAAATTTGGAAAAGGTAAGTTTACTATAACTCCAGAAATACTTTTAAGTAATGATTCAGGTCAAGCTAATGCAGAACAAATAATAAGTAGTTTAAAGCAAAGATATGAGGAGCTTCCAGAAGAAGTAATCACAGTCATAAAAGCTAATCCAACTGCAACATTAGAAGAAGCTGATTCAGTAAAAAGAATTTATGATAAATTTCCAAAAGAAGTAAAAACTATCATAAAAGAAGAAGGAGCAGACGAAGGTGGTAGAAAAATATTAGATTTAACATCTAAGTATGCCGAAGTACCTTCTGAACTCAAAACTAAATTAGAAGCTGATGGAGTTGGACTAGAAAAAGCTGTTGAAGTATCAGAGATATATAAGAAAGTACCTGCGGAACTTAAAACATATTTTATAGCAGAAGCGGGAGAGGCTTTGTATAATTCTGTTAATTTAAAAGATGCTTTAGAACATATACCTGATGAGAAAATTACAGAAATATATTTGAAGCAAAATGATGGTAAATTAGGGGTTCAGGATTTAATAACATCATTGGATAAAATTCCTTTAGATAAGGATGTAAGAATAAATATATACAAAGCCTTATCTGATGGAGATATAGATGCTTTAGGCAAAGCTATTGAAAGTTTACCACCAGATAAACGAGTAGAAATAATTGCCGAAATAGAAAAAGCTAAAGATGATATTGAGACTATTAGTTCTTCTGAAATAGCAAATAAAATTTTTACTATAGAGGTTAAAGACTTAGCATCAGGTGCTATTGAATGGATTCAAAAAAAATTAAAAGAAATAAATGGTGATAAAGATAAGAAAGACCCTGTTAAAGAAGCTAAAGAATCTACTAAAAAGGTTTTAAAAGACAAACCGAATCCTAAAAGTGTTGCATTTTCAAGGGATAAAGAAGCAGAAAAGCTTGTAGATGATATATTAAATACACCTCCAACAAAACAAATTGAACTTAAGTTAAAGAAAAATGAAGAGCTTAGAAATACTTTAAATTCATTTAAACAACTTGAAGGAAGAAATGATGTAAAATTAAAATTAGAATCATCAGGTATTGAGACTGAACAAGTTAAAATTTTTGCTGATATAGTAAAAAATCTTCCAACAAATTCAACTTTTACTAATAAATTTATAACTGATAATGTTGATAGTTTAAAAAATCTAAAGGACTATGAAGCCGTACAAAAATGGCTTATGGATAATCCAACTATAGCTATGGATTATAGCATAAATTTAAATGGTTTAGATGATTTTGATAAAATGAAATCTATATATGATGGATTAGAAGACAAAAAAGATAAAAAAGTATTTGCCGAAGTTATAATTAAAAATCCAGAAAAGGCTGAAGCATTTCAAAAACTATATGATAATGTTCCAGAAGAAACAAAAAGTAAGGTTGTTAGCTTTGCTGTAGAAAATGCAGATGAGCTTGAGAGAGCTACAAAACTATATGAATCAACACCAGATGAACAAAAAAATCAAGTTCTTAATTTTATGTTAAATAATGAAGATAAGTTATATTTAATAGAACAACTTTATAATGATTTCCCTGAAAGCAAAGACATTATAGCTAATCTTATAGTAAATAATCCAGATGCATTAGATGAAGTTGAGAATTTAAATGCTTTAGACCTAGACAAAGACGTAAAAATAAATATAATAAAATCACTAACTAATGGAGATATTAATTCATTAATTGCTGAAATAGAAAAATTACCTCCTGAAAAACAAGTTGAGGTAATTGCAGCTATTGAAGGAGCTATTGAGGGCATAGATAGTGTTGATAAAAAAACAATAAAAGACAAGTGGGCTAAACTTAAAGCGAATAATTCTGCTGCTTTAGAAACAATTCGTCAAACTGAAAATAAAAAACTAAGTGATAAGAGTTTTACAATAACAGCACATCTTCGTACAGTAGGGACTCTAGGAGGAATTGCTTCTCAATTTGCAAATAATATATTAGGTGGATTAAAGAGTAATAGAAAAAGTGTGCAATCCATAAATTCTATAGAAACTACACAAGCAATTCCAGCTAATCTATCAGCCCAACCTAGAACGTCAGAACCAGTACCAATAAGTGACGAAACTCCTGTAACAAAACCATCTCTATTCTCAAGAGCAGTATCAAGAGCCACATCTCCAGTCAAAACTCTTACGGAGAAATTCTCTCGTATAACTAAAACTCCTAAAATAGCATTAGATACAAAATCTATTGATGCAGCAGTAAAATATAGCATTGAGTTACTAAAAGAATTAGAAAATGCGATATCTAAAGTTACAGATAGAATATCTCTTTTAGATAAGAAAATGAAATATGCAAGTGGAAAAGATAAACTTAAATATCTTGAAGAACAAAACGCTTTATATAAAGAAGAACTAACATTGTTAGACCAAAAAGATAAGGCACTTAATACTCAAAAGAATAGACTAAAAGATAGACTTAAAAAAGATTATAAGTACACTTTTTCAGATGATGATAACTTAACTAGTTATGAAGAAAAATTAATATCATTAGAAAAAGAATTAGAGAAGTTAGATAAGCAATCAGAGAGCGACAAAGGTAGTAAAAAGAGTGAAGAACGTAAGAAGAAAATAGAAGAAGAGAAAAAGGTTGTTGAAGAATATTTAAAGATTGCTTTTACTGAGATACCGAAAGTTGCAGATGCTCAACAAGAAGTAACAAATTCTCTTATAGAATCAACTAGAGCAGCAGAGGAATTTAAAAAAGAATTAAAAGAGATTGCTAGGGAAGCTGCTTTAACTTCAGCTCAAAAACATGTTACTGAAATACAAAACGAAATAGACTTAATAGACATTCTTATGAAAAATGCTGAAGGTGATGAAAAGTTAGACTTAATTGAAAAGAAGAAAGAGTTATTGGCCAAACAAGCTAAGGAAATTAAAGATGTTATTAAAGTCTATGAAGATACTGCAAAAGAGTTAAGAGAAGGGTTATCAAAAGAAGGGTTTAAATTTTCTGCTGATGGTAAAAGCATAACAAATTATGAGCAACAATTAGAGTTTCTAAAAAATAATAAAGATGCAGATAAATACAAAGAAATAGCAGAAAATGCTAAGAAATATTTAGATTTACTTCTTAAAGATTTACCTGATGCTAATAAACAAATTCAACAAAATAAAGAAGAAATAGAAGATTTAAATAAAGAGATTCAAGATGCTTATAAAGACCAGCTTAAAGAAGCTCAAAGCCTACAAGAAAAAATTAGAGACATGTATAAAAAAGAGCTTGAAGAGAGACTTAAAGAAATAGATAAAGAAACTAAAGCTAAAATTGATTCTCTTAAAAAGCAACAAGATGCTTACAATGATTCAAGAAAAGAAGCTAAATATAAAGATGATTATGAAGAACAACAAGATGTAATAAGTGATTTAGAAAAACAAATAGCAATAGCTGAAAGAGATAGTTCTTTAAGTGGTCAGAAGAAACTTAAAGATTTACAAAAACAATTAAAAGAAGAACAGAAGAAATTACAGGATTTAGTACAAGACCATGTGGACGACCAAGTCAATGATATGTATGATAAGGAGTCTGACAGACTACAAGAAGAAGCAGATAAGTTAAAAGAAGAGTTAGAGAAAAAATACTCAGATGAAAATTTAGTTGATTTAATTAATGAAGCAATTTCAAGCGGTAAATTTGTAGGTCTTGATGGAGAGGTTAAGAAACTTCAAGATGCTATTATTGAATACATAAATAAATATGAAGATGGTATGTTGGCAATGGGTTCTGTCACTAAGCAGGAATGGCTCGATAGATTAAAAGAAGGTAAAGAGACATTAGAAGATATTAATGACATATTGGATGAATTAGATTTAAGTAAATTTGCTATGCCTAATTATAATCCTCCTTCAAATTCTCGTTCAAGAAGTACATCTCCAATATCAGCAGTTAATTATAATTCACCATTTGTTGTTGTACAAGGGAATGTAACTAAAGATGTAATGCCTGAATTTGAAAAGAAGATGAGGAAAATGATTGAAGAAAATAACAAAAAAATTATTTCTAATACTAGGTCTTAATATATGTAATTGGTCTTTATTTATTATTCACTCATTTACTTACGTTTTATAATTTATAGTCAGATTTTTTTTGAAAATATATATTTATCTAATAAAAAATATTGTTTATAAAAAACGTATTTATGATATAATAGTAATATAAATGATATAAATTTATATCATAAAGACATAAAAAAAGAGACTACAACTATTTGTGCTAGGGTGTCTCTTCATAAATAAGCGAAGTGTTAATTAGAGGAAGAATCACCTGAATTGCCGTTCGGGTGATTCTTAATTTTTTGCAACGTTTTCTTAAACTCATCTATTTCTTTAAAGAGTCTATTTAAATTCTGAACCAACTTAATCAAACTAATAATTATAGTTGTAAGAAATGTTATTATCGTTAGCAAACAAATTAGATATTTCATAATATCATATCACCTCCCCTCTTGATTTGACATGGGAAGGCTTATGTATATGAAGATTCACCCTAATAGTTTTTTTTATGTAGTCTCTAAAAATATTATACCATAAATTACCAATATGTTAAATTTAATATTATATTGTCTACAATTGTAAAAGAATATTGTGTTCTAAGAAGTTATTCTATTAATAATATAGCTTTTTTATTTTTCAATGAAGATAATGACAACATTGACTATTTTGATAATATTGGAGTATAATAGTAATATAAATGATATAAATTTATATCATAGGGACATAAAAAAGAGACTACAAACTATTTGCTGTAGGGTGTAGTTCTTAAAGTTAACAATAAAAAGAATAGATTTATGTATTACTTTCAGAATCACTAGACCCGCCAGTCTGGTGATTCTTTAGTTTCCTAATAGATGCTTTCAAGTTTAAGATTGCATCTATTAGCTTTGTCAAATGATTGATTATTCTTGTAATCATAATTATCATTATTAAAAACAAAACTAAGTACTCCATAGTCTCACCCCCTTTCTTACTGGGGATTTTAACTAAAGAGCCATCACCCTAATAGTCTAAACTGTAGTCTCTAAAAATATTATACCATAATTTTCCATAATGTTAAATTTAATATTATATTGACGACAGCAGTAGAATAAAGATATAATACAGGTAACAGAAAATTAAAATATTTTTACATAAAGAATTTCTACTTATCTAGGCCACCTTAAACAAGTGGCTATTTTTATACTCTGGTATATATTTAAGGAGGTGTTACAAATGATAAATAATATAGAAGATTGTAAGCTTCTTATTGAGACAGAAATAAGAATGAAAGGTATAGATGAAAAAGAACTAATATCTCAAAGCGAAATTCTGAAAGACCTAAATATTAATGAAAAAGACCTTGAAGATATTGAAGTGAATTTTGAATAATGAAATGATTTATAATATACCTATTTAAAACATGTATTAATTGATATCAGTAATAGTGATTTTTTATTTATTAACTGTAAACGAATCTGTTTTACAAAAAACGTATTTATGATATAATAAAAGTAAGGAATTTAATCTACTTAATACAAAGAGTGATTGTTCCTTAAAGTTAATTAAAAAATCAATTTATCTTTTGAAACCACTCTTATTGGCGTTTGAGTGGTTTTTTGCTTTATCATATATGTAACAAGCTATTAAACTTGTTGCAATATTTAGATTAATAAAATATTTTAGCTCATCTTAATTGATGGGCTTTTCTAATACAAAGAAGGTGATAAAATATGCATTTTAATGTGAATCTTAAACAGATAAAATCTGATTACACATTAACCATTCACAAGATGAACAAGTCATTTTTAGGTCAAATCCCAATCAACTTTTTAAATTCTATAAAGCGTGAGCTTGGTGGAGTAGATGAAATACAACTGACCATTCCAAAATATATTACAGATAGATTTTTATTTAATAAAATAATAAATCCCATTTTTGAAGAAGTAAAAGAAGAACGTCTTATTTGTCTTAATAATAAAGAATATTTTGTAGTTAAGAATGTTGTGACTACAGACGATAAGTTAAAAGTAGTAACAGCTAAATCTAAAGAAGTTAAACTAGGAAAGATTGATGTAAATATTGAGGATTATGGATTACAAATGTTTACTAAAGATGAAGAAGCATCCATTATATCTCTTAATGATTATTTAAAACAAGAGACAGGTTGGAAACTTGGCCATGTAGATGATTCAATTGCTTATGAAACTGATAGTGAAGGTAATAAGAGAGAAAAGGTAAGATGGCAAGAAAGTATTAATTCTAACTGGTTAGACTATTTTAATAATGAACTAAAAGAACAATTTGAATGTATAGCTGATTTTGATACTTATAATAATTTAGTTAATTTGTATCATATAGATAGTTTTGGAGATAATATTCAGTTATATTTATCTCATGATAACTATATAAAATCACTTGAAAGAACTACAAATAGTGATGATATAGTAACTAGACTGAAGCTTGAAGGTAGTGAAGATATGAATGTAATAGGAGCTACAGTTACAGGATATGATTACATTGAGAATTATTCTTATTTCTTAGACAATAAAGAAATGAGTGAAGAACTTAGTAAAGCTATAAAGAAATATCAAGAAATGAATGAAATAAGAGAGCCAATTTGGAGAGAATTAATAGATACAAAGCTTAAGAAACAAAGAGAACGTGATAGTAAAAGCAACGAATGGCAAATGGTAATAGAAATGATAAGTAAGAAAAAAGATATAAAAAAGACATATGATAATCCACAACATAAAGATGAAGTAAATTCAGCTAAAATAGCAGTAGAGATAAGTGAACTAGAAGATAAAAAAGTAATATTGGATGTTCAAATAAAACATTTAGAAGAAGAAATAGCTAAGTTAAATGAAAGTATAAAAGATATAAATATTCTTTGTAAGAGGGAGACTTCAACTGATGAGGATGGATATTTAATATTTAATGAGGTTCTATTAGATGAATTAAATGAGTTCCTCTATTATGACACTTATACAAATGATGCTTTTTTAAAAGTTGAAGATTTAATAGCAGAAGGTAAAAGGCAATTAAGTTTGAAATGTATTCCAACACGAGAATGGACTCTGGATGTTATAAATTTCTTAGATAGAATTATAGATATTAATTTTAGACAACATTGGAAGGGAGATTTGAGTTTAGGAGATATTATAGTGTTACATAGCAAAGAATCTAAAGAAGAAGAATTAGTATATTTTACATCTTTTACTCAAAATTTAAAAAATGGAAAATTGGATACTTTAGAATTAACTTTAAGTAATAAAAAAATAAAAGAAGATGACAAAAGAACAATAGCTGATTATTTGACTAAAGCTGAACATGCAACAAGAACATTGAACTCTAAAAGACATTTATTTATTCAGCAACAGAAGAAAAGAATTAACCTACCAGATGAATATATTCCTAAGAAAAATATACAAAAGGAGCTGATGTAAATTGATATTGGATAATTCACCAGCAGATTCATGGATTAGAATTACTGGAGTAATTGTTACTTACAATAACACACTTTACCAAGTAGTAGATAAAGAAACAAATAAAAAATATATATACTGGGATGCTGATAATCCAGGGACATTAAAAGTTTCTAATGTAAGATTACCAGAAGGAAATACACAATTTTTAGTAGTTGTAAATGATAATGGAAAGCATACAGAAGTTCCTACAAACTCATCAATATTCAATATATCTTTTGATGGTAATTCAAGAAAAAATACTGAAGAACAAATCTGGGCATTGTATGAAACAGATGAAAAACACAATGAAAAATTTGTAGTTATTGAAAAAGACATAGATGGGATACATCAGACAGTTTTAGAGGTACAAGAAGATGCATCTCATATAAAAGAAAATATGTCTCTTATAGACCAGAGAACTGAAAATGTAAATATATTAGTAAAAGAAGTAACTAAAAATTTTGGTGGTTCACAAGAAAATATAACATTAAGAGAAAACATAAATAAAGCTATAATTAAGTTAAATACAGACTTAGGAACATTTAGTTCTAATATATCTAATTATTTTAATGATAATGAAGTTACAGATGAAGAAAAAGAAAAGATTGATATTGAACTTAATTTATTAGATACAGACAAAGCAAGTTTATATACAGAGCTACAAAAACTTATTGATAGAACTACTGGAGTAGACTTAGTAGCAATAAACACTTCAAAAACAGCATTGGATGCAGCAAGTACCAATCTAAACTCTATAATTAATTCAGTTATTTCAGATAGTATAATTACACCTTCAGACAGAATTTTAGCTATAAATGCAAATGCTCAATATAACTTAAAGATAAATGAACTTAAAAATACAGTGGATAGAATTTATATAACAGGTATGGGTGGAAGTATATCAGAGGAATTTTCACAGATAAATGCTACAGCTAAAGAAATAAAATTAGAAGTAGCAAAAGTTGATGGTGCAACTAAAACAAATGCTGCTGAAATTAAATTAACTAAAGATGATATAACCATGATGGTTACAAGGAATAACTCTGGCTCAATTGTAGGAATTAAACCTGATAAAATTGAATTTGGATTTAATGATATATCAAATTATGTAGAGATAAGCAGGAGTGGTCTAACAGTAAATCAAGGAGCTATAGCATGTGATATATTAACTACTCCATCTGGACATGAACCAATAATCAGATTATTTGGAAGTAGCAGGTCTGGATTTGCAATAGATGCAAGACAATCAGATGGTTCTAGTCAAGCCTCAGCAATAAGATTAAAATATGATAGCAATAATTATTTTTGGGTAGGATATGATACTGCTGAGATTTATGTTGATGGAGAAGAACACTTTATTGTTGAAAGAGATGATACTTTTGT